ACGCAATTCTAGTATAGAACAAGTACTTAAAGAGTTTTTATCTAAAGATGACTATGACGACTATCTAAAGATGAGAGAAGAACTAAATAAATCTGGTAGATTAAATATCAGTAGTAAAACACAACTAACAGCATTTAATCTAGCTTATTTCTTGAAAGAAATAGCTGCTTCAGCTAATGAAGGATTGACTTTAGGTATTACCTATATTTTATATACAGTTGAATCTATAGATAGAGTTAAAGTCAATGATCTAGTTAAGAAATACAAAGAAGAACAGTTAGATCAAACTACAATTCATTCTCTACAACAAGCTTTCATTAATTGTGGTAGTTTACTAGCTACACAACAAGGAGCTGAAGAAGCTATTGCTGCTTTGTATGTTCTATACTCTTACATTATAAAGATTGTTCTAGATATTAAAGAGGATTTAGCCGATAACATAGATGAAATGTTAGATGGAGTTTTACAGAAAGCTGTAGAAGCTTTTAACTCTTTAGATTAGGTGGCGACTTCGTCGCCTTTGGTGAGAGCTATTTTTATTTTTTGATTTCGTTTAATCCTTTTATAGCTCTCGCTTACTCCTTTCATATAGTAGCTAGTAGGTTTTGTTTAAGTCCTTATTTGTTTTACCTACTAGCTGCTTTTTATTTCACTACAAGGATATATCAATGTCAAGAAATGCATTTAATCTAATTAAAAAAGGTTATGACACCTATTTTGAAATAAAGAAACAATTAGATGATATTGCTATGTTCTTAAAGATGTACTATCAAAAACATCCACGTAAATTAACAAATGAAGTACTGCATGATAATCTACTAACTCTAAGACTACAATGTTTTGATAGTAAACCTATATCTAGAGCAGTACAAGAAATACTTTGTAAAGATGTAGTTCGTAAAGCAAAACAAGAACTTCCATTTAGTAAAGTAAAAGAGTTAAATAAATCAAGATGTATGCCTACATATAAAAGAGCTAATGATGGTTTTTATACAAACTTTAGCAATGTAAATAATTGTGTATTTGTCTTTTCTTTAGTAATAAGTAAAAGAAAATACTTAGATTCTACAGCTGATTTTCAAATGCATGAAGTAGATCCTAAGCAGCAATTTGTAGTAACAGATAAAGCTATTTGTGTTGTAGATTATAATAAAACTATACCAGATCAACTAGCTGAAAGATTAGCTAAAGATGTTATACAAAAACTAGAACAAATACCTGCTATAAATCGAAAGCTAACTAAAGTAGTTGAGTTACAAAAGAAATTAATTAGATACTTGCTATGGTATGAAAGACTAATAGTATTTGGTCTTAAACAGTATGGAAGAGCAAAGTTTCATGCTACAAAGACAAAATACTTAGCACATTTGTATTACATAGTACATAACGATACAATACAATTTACTTGTGTAAAAGATCCTGAAGATAGCTTTAGCTCTTCAACAACTATTGCTCTGTTTAAAATCTCTAAACAAGCTACATTGAAACAGTTTCTTCAGCATATAAAGAAAAGGAAAACAAATGACATATAGACAAGCTTTTAAAAAAGTGTATGAGAAAGTATTTAATCTAGATAATCAGATTAAAGAGATAAATAAACAACTTACTCCTGAACTATTAAAAGAAGTTAGTGATTATATTGCTTTAGAAATTAACAATCTAGGTTATACTGCACAAGATTTACAAGTTTATTATACTACTTTTGATCTTTATGATCTTAATCGTAAGAAACTTAAAAAATATAAGCTATATGAGTCTCTTTATACTAAAATGCATGTAGGTATAAGTTTATCAACATTAGATGATATATCTAATTTGAATGTAAATAAACCTATATCTAATGCAATAATTCATATTGGAGATTTGTTATATGATCATTATCGTCTTAACTTTGAAACAAACTCTAGTTTTCTTTTCATCTTACGTTTAGACAATACACAAATACAAGATGTTTTTGATGGCAAATATACAAGTACAGTTAGAGCTATATTACAGCGAATAATTAAAAAAGGTTTTATTGCTTGTCCTGCTTTAAAGTATCTAAAGACTTTACTAGCTAAAAAATGGAGAATGGTACTAAATCAAACTCTAATGCTTCAAGATACGTTAGATATATTAGAAGATCAATTAAAAGAGAATCTAGTTACTCAAATGAGAAAAGAATATGTATCTCCAGTTAAAATAGATGATATACTAAATATACTCACTATGTACTATAATATGTTCGGTAATGAGCTTGAAGGTTATGTTATCAATTATCCTGAAGCAAGTTCTGATTCATTTTGGGAAGCAAACAGAACATTTAGACTATGTGAGATAAGAAATAATAGATTATTGCTAGCATACAATTCAAGACGTATTACAGCTACTCAAAGAGATATAGATACATTTCTTGAAAGAGTATTAGATAAAGAAATAAATATGGAAGGATTTGATCGTGCCATTAAGAGAATGTATAGTACAGAAAATAAAGGAAATCAACCCGCAGGAGCTATCTATAAATTCCTTTTTGGGAAAGAGATATCATTCAATGTTAGAACTGGAGAAATGCTGGACTGAATTATCTGACTTTATTAAAAATAACAAAGAGCAGATTAAAAGAGAAATAAAGCAAGCATTTAACAACGATCCTAGAGTATTTGTAGATGTCTTTAATATAGATTCTTTAGATGTACATGTAAAAATGAGAAGTGGCTATAATCAAACTCTTGTAAACATTGACTTTGTTGATGGAGTACAAGAAGGAAAAGGAAAGATATATTCAAAAGATAGTGTATATAGATTTCTAACCTATCATGGAAATCAATACCGTAATAGCACTATTGCAAAACATTTATCTGTATTTAACTTAAGAAATCTTATTTGTGGTTTTGCATCTAATGGATTTGAGTATCCTTCATATAATGGAATACAGATGAACTTAGAACATTTACAACAAAGTTTAGGTTTTTCTTATCGTTCATTTTATAACAAAGAAAACATTAGCCAAATAGAAGTAACAAAAAAAGAAGCTGATTATCATAGATATATGCGTAAAACTATAGCTGAGAAATTACCTAAAAAATACCATATAGCTAAACTACTTATGTTAGCTAAAAGATTTTCATTGCTGGTACATGTAATGAAGCAAGTACTGTCTCAATCTCCATTAGGTTTTTTAAACAACATACCTAGTAATCAGTTTAATATAGGCAATGCTAAAAATTTCTATCTTGGCTCATTTTTAAACTACTTTTTCAAGTTTACCAGTGCTAAAAGCTATGGGTTTTCTTCTACAAATAAAGAGAAGCGTTTTGAAATAGATGAAGAATGTGCAACCCCAGTAGACAGCAATTATATTCGTCTATATCTAACAGATCCAGATAAAAGAATACTTTATTGTCTTCAATTATCTATACCTATAGGAGAAGTTGAGCAAAGAGTATTCTTACGCTCTATAGACATTTTATGTAAGGACATTAACTATGACTAAAAAAGAACAATTTGTACATACATTTAAAAGATTGAGAGATTGCCTAAATAGGTATTATGAACTAGATAAAGCATGGTATGACTCTTATATGTTCAACATTGAACTTTATAAAAATAAATATCCTAAAGTATTTCAAAACAAAAACATAGATTCTTTTCTTGAGTTCTATTGTAATTTTACTGCTGCAATCTACAGACCTTACTTCTCTAATAGATTCAAAGAATGGTTTAATAAAAGTCAATACTATAAACAATTCAATCTAATTGTGAAAGATAATACGAATGAACTTAGATCATTGCTGTTATATAACTCTAATTTCTTTTTTAAAAAAGTAACTAAAGTAGGACAGAATGTTTATTCTTTTTACTTTCCTTATTTTTTAGATTCACAAGAAGTAGAAAAAGTAGCTGGACAACCACCATATAACGAGTATTTACCTACAATAGAATTAAAAAGAATAACAGGATCAACTTCTTATTCTGTATCTTTTGGATATGCAGAGTCTAGAAACTCTCGTGTAAATGCATGTCAAGTAGGTCTATATAAAATGATTACTCAATCAACAACAGAAAAAGTAAGACAAAATATTTTAAATCAAGCAGAGAAAGAAATACCGCTTAATATAAAAGCATTTTGTGAACTTATTGACTCTATGCATTCTGATATGATGCCTTTACAAAAGCAAATTATCGACATATTAAACGATATAGAAATTACAAAGAATGACTTTTTGAAGGTATATTATGATCCAGAAATAATTGCATTATTAAATACAAATATTTTTACAAATGCTGCTGACATTTCAAATAGCTTATTTCCTATTAAACAAACTTGTACAGATTACTATGACATTAAAGTAAAAATCAACACGCTTTTGTCTTGGTTACAAGAAGTTAATAGAATAAACGATTTTAGTCAAATACGTAATGATTTAAATGTAGGTACATTTACTAGAGGTAGAGAGAGAAACTTCAATCTTCTAACAGACAGCGAGTTAGAAACTTTCCAAGAAGCTTTACAAGATGAGTATATCCCATCTACTGAAGGTTTTATAACGTATGCTACAGAAATCTATTCATCATTTGGAGCTAGTCCAACTTTTTCTCATGTAAGTGCTAAAGTAGCAGCTATAAAGAGTAGGATTGAAATGTTTGATCTCCCAACAATGCCTGCTGATTCAGAAGCAAAAATAGAAGATAACTTTCTTGGCTTTAAAGCAAGCATACTGCGTATTGTAAGATCTATAGGTTATTATGATATAGCTTCTAAAAGATTAACTCGTGCGTATTTAAAAGTCTTTAAAGCAGATATAGAGCAGCTTTGTGCACTTGTTATCGCATTGCTTCGTGTTTCATCTTATTACGGTAAAGCTATTAACTTTTCAAATCTACTTAATCTAATGTATTTTAGTTCTGGTCCATCTTATGTTTTTGAGTTTAATGAAACAAAGATAAAAAGTGTCCTTACTCAGATTGTAAACACATTAGATTATTCAGATTTATCTTTTGCAAAACTAAGTCTTGATTTATTAAAGGTCTTATATATTATAGAGCTATGCTATAATTATAGAACTCAATCAAATCATACAGACGAAATACCATTTTAAAAGGAACAGCAATGAAATTAGATAAAGCTTTTATTGCTTCTCAACAATTTCAGTTTAAAAAATGGCAAGATAAGAATGTATCTATGAAATATTTGATAGAGAAAAGTCTTAAAAGATTTAAAGATAATACAGCTAATATAGATGACTTATTAGATGTATATTCTTTCTTTAAAGAGATATGGGATCAACCTATGATTCATATTGAAGTTGCTGAAGAGCTAGAGGAATTAGTTGAGGTAATTCAACCTAAGATGAAAAACATCTTAGATGAATGGCTTAAAGATGTTAAACGTCAAATCAAAGATATAAAGGAACAAGAATGAAACAACAAATACTAGATATTCTAGATGAATTAGCTAAGTGGAGATCAGTTAGAAAACTCTCTATTGAATCTCAAAGAGAAGGTTATATTCGCAATATAATGGAGGAGCTAGGTGAACTAGCTGCTGCTATTAAAGCAAACAATGAACACGAATATATAGATGCTCTATGCGATATTATGGTCTTTGCAGGAAATTGTGTATATAAAGAGAAGTTTGATAAAGCTTATATCCCTTGGGAAACGTTAGAAGAACTAGGTATTGATACTAGTGAAACTGCTTTATTAAAAGGTTTGTTGGGTAATACATATGATATGACTTACGATCCAACTATGATGATAGCTTCATTGTATAGTTTTTGTAGAGATTTAGCTGCTAAAAAAGGCTATGACTTCTACAAATGTATGCAAGAAGTCTTGAAACAGATCAATTCAAGAACAGGTGCTTGGAATGAAGATCTAAAGAAGTGGGTAAAAGACACTTCAGATGAAGCTAGAGAGAAAGAGTATCAAGCAGATTTTGATAAGTGTAAACTTAACTAAAGGAATCTAAATGGTAGTAGATAAAATTGTTTTAGAACTAGCAGGATTGCTATGTGTTACCTTTGTATGCTTATATTTTATTTATTCACAAAGTAAAGGAGAATAGATGAATGAAGTATTTTTCTGGTTGTATCTAGGTGATATAACAGAGAAAGTAACGGATATTTGTGTAATAGGTACAGCAATATTCGTTGTAGTAATCGTGATTGCTACAATGATCAGGGAAGAAAGGCTTATCTCTGATGAAACAAGAAACTCACTAGCTAAGCTTTCTAACATATCTAAGCGGATAATTGTCTTTTTCTTTGTCTTAGGTATCCTAATGCCTTCTAAGTTTTTCTTCTACACATTAGCTGGAGCTAAAGCAGGAGAGATAACAATCTCATCTGAAGTAGGTAAAAAAGCTATTGAAGCTTTGAACATTCAGCTAGATGAATATATTAAAGGAATAAAAAATGAAAAAAGATAAATTGATCATTAAAAGTATTGAAGAAAAAAGAGATGGTGATTATAAAGGAATCTATATCACAACTAATAAAGCAGTACTAAAGTTTGAGATAGGTGCAGACAGACAATGTTGTGAACACTTCGGTTACTTCTCTTATAGTGAGTTTGATAAACCTTATGAGCATTTCATAGGTGCTGAGATATATCAAATCTTTATATCAAATGACGAAGCTGAGAATAAGAAAGTCTTTGATATAACAGATGAAGTTAAACATCAAATGTATGACATAGATGCAGCTGTATTTATCAATGTAATGACATCTAAAGGTAAGATGCAGATTGTAATCTATAATGAACACAATGGTTATTATGGGCATGAAATTAGATACACTCTTGTCGATAAAACAGGAGAGATAGAAGAAAGAGAATCTTGGAGATAGTATGATTTCAGCAGGAGAAAGAAGAGCTGTAGGACTTTTAGCTATAGCGTATGGATTCTTAGAGGAAGATGACTATGAATCAGCTGGTATAGTCAATAAACGAATAACTAAACTAGTTGATGAAGTAAGAGAATCTCTCTTTCTCTTTCTCAAGGAGTACGAACAAGAAGGTGAGTTTATCAAAAAACTATCATCTAGTTTTCTTAGAAAAATCTCTTTTAAGAATAAGAACTATGTCATTACAAATACTCAAGCTTCATTTGATCTAATCTATTTGGCTTTAGAGCCATCTGAGAAGCGATTTAAGAAGCTTTCTCCTAAAGTAGAGCAATGGTATAGGTCTTACAGAGATAAGGTCTTAGAAGTCAGTTATAAGCTTTCTGATACGGTTAAATATTCAGAGACTGATAAAGACAGCTATGACTTAGCTCAATTCATTTTAGACGAGGTATGTAAATGAGTAAAAGTACAAATAAAGAAGATTTATTCGATACAACTTCTATATTGCTCTATATAGCAGCACTTATTTTAGGTATTGTGTCTGGCTTTATCTATGGTTTATTCTTTTAAACGAAGGAGTGCAAATGTTTAAAATAACTAAAGAGAATACTACACTTACAGAAGCTGATTTTGCTGTAGATTTCATAACTGCACTTAAAGGTGCTTTACTTTTAGCTTTATATATAAATTGTGCTGTATTCTTTGTAATGTGGGAAGTAAATACAACATTACTAAGATTGTCTTTTGTACTGTTAGGTACTTCAATTTTTCTACACTTTTTACAAACTAAGTATAGAAAAGTTTTACAAGAACATATAAAGGATATAAAATGAACTTTGAATCAAAGCAAGCTCATAGAGCTTTAGATACAAAACTACAACTAGCTATAGTTAAACTAACAGATATTCGTAGAGAGATTAATAAGATTCTTGCAAAAGAAGAACCACCTATTACAATAGATGATCTACAATTTCTATCTAGCCAAGCTAAGATTATTCAGCTAGCAGCAGATAAGTGTAGAGAGGTATTTGATGAAAATTAAGGAGATACAATGACTGTACAAGAAGTTATAGATACGCTGCAAGAAATGGTAAAGAAAGATCCATCAGTTGCAAAGAAACCAATAATTACAGATATTCCTTTCAATCTTGTTGGACTTTGTGATATGTATGTATTAGAGAGCATAAGCGATGATACAGAAGCTTGGGGAATAGAGTTTAACTTTGGTAAAGAATACATAGATGAGGAGGAAGAATGAAAAGTTGTAAACATCCATTAATTTCAAACGAATACTTAGTTTATGATGAAAATAATAATACACTATATTTTATCAGAGATAAAACAGTAACAGAAGCATCTCTATTGACTTTATTTAAATTGTTTTGTAGAACTTTTTTCCCTAATGAAAAAGTTACAAGTATTAAAACTTTAACAGAACAAAACTTTCAAGATGTTTTAACTCTCCAAGATATTAAGAAGATTTGTACTAGTAGTTCCTTTACAGGAGTAGAAATAGGATTCTCTGATCCTGTTTTATATATAGGTACTACAGTTCATAAATCAATAGAGGAAATAGATCCTGATCTACCACTAGAGTTTAAAACATTTTTTATGGAGAAAGCAAGAATATGAAAATACTTAGAGCTCCGGGAGGAAGACTTAGTTTCTATTACTATAAATCTACTCCTACACAACTTTTAGTTCGAGTGAATACTAGCCGTATAAGAGACTATGATGATTTTAAAGAAGCAATGGTTATACTAAATAAAGAGTTAAACGAGTCTACTTTACCTGAAGTAACTACCTATGCAGATATAATGAACTCATCTTTAGAGGATTTTACTCTAAAAGAGATTCAAAATATATTACTTCAAGATATTCAAATGATAGATGTATTTTTCTATGAAGATTTGACTTTACAAATCCATAAATATCCTTCACCTAGTTTGAAATATTTTGATCCACAATTTACAGAAGAATTAACAAACTACTTCATTAGAAATGTAGTCGTATAAAATAATAGAAAGGAAAATAAATGACTAAACAAAACATAGAGAAGATTCATAACATTACTATGATAATGAATCAGATGGATAATCTTTTAACTTCTTTTGTAGCTAAAGCAGAAAAAGAAAAGATCTCCGATGAAGAGTTACAAACTGTATTAGATAAGCTTCCAGATTTCCCTGAAGAGATCTTACCTATATTATCTCAATGGAGTTTGCATACATTAGTTACAGCTCTAAGTTTATCTGGTAAGATTAAGGATAAAGAATGAAAGTAACATTGTTACATCATATACCTTTATCTATAGCTGTAACAGCAGCTAGAACTTGCTGGGATAGCTTTAATAAAGGTGGAATCTATGAGTGTCCTTCGGACACTTTAGTGGAAGCTGATATAGCTTTGTTAGATAAATTGATTCATAAAAATAAGCATGAATCTATTGCAGAGCATATATCATATTCTTGGAGCATTGAAGGATTACCTAGATTTGTATTAGCTGAACTGACACGTCATCGTTTGTGTAGTTATTCAGTAAAAAGCACTAGATACACACTAAAAGAATTAAAAAATGAAGCTCCGTTCTTTTACTGGGCAGATGATGAAACAGATGAAATAGAGCATGTAAAGCTAGCAGTTCATATAGATAGAGCTAAGAAATACATAGATATAAATCCAAAGCTTAATGTGATACATCAGACTGAAGGATTAGAACGGCTTAGAATGGCTGTATGTCAAGGTGGTTCATTAGATGATGTTAAGTATCTAGTGCCTGAGAACTATCTAACTAATCTAGTGTGGACTATAAATGTTAGATCATTGAGAAACTTCTTGCATCTAAGGTTATCTAAATCAGCTCATTTTAAGATTAGAGAATTAGCTGAATTAATTTATGATGCAATACCAAATGAGCATAAGTTTTTATTTGAAGATCTAAGAAAGGAGGAAAATGATTGAGTGTGAGCATTGTGAATCACTGATACCAGAACATTATTATCCAATTTGTCCAAGTTGTGGAGCAAAACTGGATTTAAAAAATAGAATTAGGTTTAAACAACCTAAAGAACAACCAAGAGAAAGTAAGGAAGATCGTATAGCGATTATTCATTCAGACATTGAGGACTTTATGTCCGATGATACAGATTCAAGTTCAATTTAATAAGAAAGGATATGACATGACTTTACAAGATCGTGTAACACAGTTGCTTGCTAAGCAAGCTAGAAAAAACGAAGGATATAAAATCTTCGTTAATGGAGAACAAGTGAAGGTAGATACTCCACTTAAGTCAGAAGACGAGGTATTCGCATCTATCGAGATGCTATTAGCTGATGAAGCAATTAGACCATCAATTAGAGTCGAAGATCCAGATGGCAAAGTCATTATGAATCAAGATACAGCTAGAGTATCATCAGATGATTGTGATGTAACAATCGCTGGATATAATGACTATGATTCAGATGAAGATGATGAAGGTAATTATTGTGATGAAGAACAGCAAAAGGGAGTGATGGATATTATCCTTGACGCTCTAATCGACGAAGATATTAACTATGATAGCGTTGGATCAGGTTATGATTCACAACTACACAAAAACTTCGTTATCGTATATCTAAAATAAAAGGAGAAAGTATGGGAACACAAACATTAGCTGAAGTGCTTGCAGAAAAGCTAAAGAAAGCTCAACAAGATGGAACATTGAAATCAAAAGTTGAAGAAATCAAAGTGGTCAATTCTGAATCTATGAAATCTGATGCTAAATCAGGTTTCTAAGTAATGGGGAGTTTATCTCCCCTAATGTATTAATTATCTAATCTATGGATTAGATACTCAATTCATTAAAAGGATAAACAATGTTAAGACTTACAGAGGAAGGAATTAAAGAAATAGTATCTAATTATGCTAACTTTAACTACTCAACAAGAGAAAGAATAACAAACACTTTAAGACAGTTAAAGGCAAAAGATATAGCAGATTTAAAAGCTCAAGTAAATAAAGTAGCTGGTTCTGTTCTTATGGGTATAGATCAAAAATTACCTGGTTGGGTAGAGGAAGCAACTTCATCTACATTACAACTAAATGAAGATACATCTTCATCTATAGTAAAGGTAGATATTTTAAAAGAATGTAGAAAACAATTAGCTCAAAGATATGCTATCAAAACATTCTCAAGAGAGATTTCACCTATAAAAAACTTCATAGCTGACGATCTTTATCCATCTATTATGTGGGAACAACTCTTACCAGCTGGAGATCCAAAAAGAGGTGAGAAGTCTATAAAAAATAGATTACGAGAACTCAAATATAAATATACTCCTTATACTCTAAATAAAGGTATGTCTATATCTCAAGGTATTCCTTATGTACCTATAGCTGATAGAATAACTATGCTAGGTTACAACTTTGCAGAGATTAAAGCTAATTTAAAAAAAATTAAAGAGAAAGAGTATGCTTTCTTCTTTATTGGATTAGGTGGTATGTGTTTGAATGTTGTTCAAAACCTACAAGAGATTTTACAAGAAGCTAAGATGAAAACTCTATTTAAATCTTTAGGTATAACAGAGTTTGATACTATTGCATATCATAACTTACCTAGATTTAATACAGCAGCATATCTAGAAGAGTCTAATGTGGTACTCAATGAAAACGATTATCTATCAGAGTTTTCTTATATCATTCAATCTCAAGCTTTAAATGGTTATTATCCAAATAATGTATCTAAAGAGCTATTGAAAACTAGCTTACTTAATCTAGCAGAGTTAAACCATTTATCAGTAAATAAAGCTAGGATATCTAGTTGGAAACTAACATATACTAGTGAGATAGATAATTTTGTAGAAGAGGTTTTAGGTAGAACTCAATCTAACGGTAAAAAGATATTCTTTGGTAGTCCAGAAGTAGGTACAAGAAACTTAATATCATCATATTGCCGTAAAGGTGAAAACAATAGTACATTTTTATGTGCCACTCATAGTGATGATACTGTAAGTATTGTGAACAACCCTACAGTAGAAGGAACTAGCCTAATAGTTGAATCCTATGGAACAATAATTCTCACCAAACTAAATCTAAATATCTTGAAAGCAACTATTGAATTAATCAATATCCTAGCTAATAGAGATGATCTAGCTAATGGTGAGAAATTATTAGATCATACATTTTCAGGATTACAAACTACTAAATATAGCTATATTAGTGAAATGTTTGATACAAGACAAGGAGTAGAAATATGATAACGATTAAAGATCTAATCTTGTTTAATGATTGCTCTCAATCGTTTAATAAACAAGAGAAAATAGAACTCAATCAAGACTTAGGTAGGTTTGAAGACTATCATATAGTTACAAATCAAAGAGATATGTCAGAGACTCAAAAAGGTAATTTAATTCTTTGTTCTCTAATAGAGAAAGATGTACAAAATCAATCCTTTGGAGAAATCTCTACACATCAAGAAAATCTAGATGCTACTGAAGTATTCTATGGAACTAGCTACTTTGAGGATCCAGTAATGACTGAAGAAACAATGACAGTCAAAGAAGCTTTGAATCTATTTAATTCTCTAGACAATATGTATGGTATGCTTCTGATTAACGGAAATGGTAAAGTAATTAATCCTTTACATCCTATCACAGCTTTAACTTTACTTGAATATCAACAAGAAGCAGCTAAGTATAAAGCAGCTTTCTTTAAACTAAAAGATGACAAGATAGAAAGTTTAAGACAAGAACTACATAGATTTAACTTTGAGGATATATCTAATAGAGTAGTACTTAACTATATGTCAAGAATAACATCTATCTCTAAAACATCTATTACAACTATGTCAGATGATGTAGCTAGAGAAACAGCTTGTCTTCCGTTATCTACTGTATTGTTTAATAATGCAATGATAAACCTAGATAACGAGCTTATACAAAGAACTACAGGATGTTTAACAATAGATACAGTTCTTAATGAAGCTGTAGAACAGCCTGTATTTGATATCTTAATCCCTATTCAAATTATCGACAAGCAATTTGCTATGCCTTATTATGGTATAGCTCATGTTATAGATTTCGATAATCCAAACAAAATACAAGGACGATCTATAACACCTATGCTTAGTTGTAATTACAATACAAAAGATATAAACAAATATGGAAGTATTTGTTGTGGTAAAGAAAACAGTAGATATCTTGAAGGACTTAGAGTAACAAACCATGCAAATTTAAATAGTCCTTTCTTTTGTAAAATACTATGTTCAGGTTGGTATCAATGGGCTGAATATTGTATAGAACTTTCAAAAACATTTTATAGGAGTGCTGGATGGCTACCAAACGAATAATTGATCAATCAGGAGGTGAAGTTACTGTAGTAACTTTATGGAAACAAGAAACTCTAAACGAGATAACTAAGAATACTGGAGAGTTAGCTCAATACAATGAATATCAAGTACACTATTGGGCTTTAAATCTAGAGAGTAATTTTGAAGATGGTAGTAAACTAGTTATTCAAGTACCTACAGTGATATTCAACTATCCTCAGAAAGTTGGACCAGCTTCTATAGATTTCAGTTTGAAAGATGTAGAGGAAACTTCAGAACAACTCAAAGAATGGGCTACTCAAGAAGCTTTGAAAGCAAAAGAAGCTTTCCATAAAGCAGGTTATAAACTAGAGAACTTTACAGCTACAAGTGTATCTCTCAATACTCTACATAAACACCCATAAGGAATTAAAATGATTCTATATTTAAACCAAAAAAATGAAGTTAGCATTGAAGCTTTCACTAATGGACAAGCATTTAGTGGAACAGATTTAAACAAAAATCCAGATAAAGATACAGGTATAGTATTTCCTTTAGCTAATCCATCTAATCAAGTATCTGTTAGCTCTATCATAGATCACAGAGAAGGTAAAGTTAGATTAGCTCATTGTGAAGCTAGGATAGCTAATCAAGAAGGAGATGATACAGTATATAGAAAAGGATTAGCTATTGCAGTAGTTTTAGATGATTCTAAACTATATCCACCTATTCCAGTATCTCAACAGTTATTTGGAGTTACAACTCCAGTTAAAGATTATGTAGTTACATCTGATAAAGGTATGAATGTACTTTCTATCAATTCAAATAAAAATCTAGCTACAATAATTGAAAGCTTTAGAGATCTAGATTATAAAGCAGATACATCATTTATCTTCTCTCATAATATTGAAAAGAAACCTGTAACTATTAGTTACTATAGTTATAGCAAAGGTAAACAACAAATGTTTGATTATGCTGACGAAGTAGAGATAGAAACACCAAAAGAAATAGATAAAAATGTATCTAGATTACAGAAAGTATTAGAATTAAATACTTTCTTTAAAAATGTAGATTACGACATTCAATTAGCTACAGTAGAAGCATTTAAAAAGAGAAATCAAAAAGCTAGAGAAGCATACTTCAGAGATATTCGTATCTTAGCTGGAGACTTTGATTTTGATATAGAAAAATCTGAGATATTCTATAAAGCACAAGATTATGTAAAAGCCTATGAGCTAGCTATAGATGGAATCTATGCGGATGTAATGAAATGGGATATGTAGTTGCAGATATTGAAACGACAGAGATAGAGAATAGATTACTCAAAGATATTGAAGCTATACACTGTATAGGTTTAAAACTTGAAGGTGGAGTAACTAAATGCTATACAAGTAAACCTATAGCTACAAGTGATGGTACTTTACAAGAAGCCTTAGATATACTTAATAAAGCTGATACAGTTATAGGTCATAACTTTATCAAGTTTGACAGACCTGTAATTCATTATCTACTAGGTAATCTAAAGCCACCTATAATTGATACTCTAATAGATGCAAAGCTAACTATACCTAAAGATGTTCTCTTAGCTAATGATATGAAAAAGCCTTATATACCAAGGGATTTAAAAGGTTCATATAGTTTAAAGGCTTTTGGTTATAGAATGCAGTTCTTTAAAATGGATTACAATGATTTCTCAGAATTAAATGAAGAGATGATTAAATATTGTAAGCAAGACGTTGAAGTAACAGAAAAACTATATCAATACTTGATACAGTATAAATACTATCCATCTAAAGAAGTAAGAGAACTAGAGTATGAGATAGCTAGGATTATTCAATTACAAGAAGAATATGGTTGTTATTTCGACTATGATAAAGCTATGGAATATTCTACTAAATTACAGTTTGAAATAATGAACATAGATAATCAACTAAAGAAAATCTTTCCACAAAGATTTGTAGCTGATGGAGATGTAGTTGAACCTAAAGCAACTGACAAGAGAAGGAAAGAGATTTATCCTTCTAAACTTGATATACATAGAAATATCAAGTATCAAGGAGATCAATTACAGATAGGTAAAAATGGTAAGTGGATATTTCCAAAGAAAGTAGTTTGGAGAGATTATCCTTTTAATCTAGTATTTATTAAACCTACAGGTCAGTATCAAAAGATTAAACTAGAAACATTTAATCCTGGTAGTAGGCAACAGATAATATCTAGATTATATGATACCTACAAATGGAAACCTAGATTCTTTACTGAAAAAGGAAATCCAAAGTTTAGTAAAGAAACTATACAAGATATACTAAAAGAGGACGAATATGAATGATTATTTTTTGTGTAAGCTTTTATCTAATGCTCTTAGTTCTCCTGTAATTAAACAAAATACTGATCCAAAGAGAACAGTTGTAGCTATAGGTATAGGTTCTGAAACTAAAGCAATCTATACAATAGGTTACAATAACGTAGGTCTATCTAAACGTCCTTTTAGAGATGAAAACAACATAACACATAAATATGTACTTCATGCTGAAGAAGATATGCTACTAAAACTCTTATCTATGGATAAATTAAAAGAGAAGCTAACTGTGATCATTAACTATGCTCCTTGTGAACATTGTGCAGCTATGTTAGTTGCATCAAGAGTAGTAGATAGAGTTTTGTATAAAGAGCTACTAAATGGTCATACTGAAGGTATTAAATACATTCAAGAACACTCTAGCATTGATATAAGGCAACTAGATGAACAATCCACCACCATTAACTGAAGTAATCCAACTGTTTCAAGAGAGATTTGACAAAGATAAAACTCTTGGAATGTTATTGAAAGGTAAAGGAAGTTTTATAAACTGCTATAACTCTTTTACACATAGGTTACATGGTAGATGTGATACTCTAGGAGCTAATAGTGGTAGGTTTACCCACTCTAAACCTAATGTTAGTCAAGCTCCTAGAGACCCTGAGTTCAGAAAACTAATTAGTGTACCTTCAGATAAGTTATTTGTAGATGTAGATGCAGAGGCTTTAGAGCTGTGTATTCTAGGACATTACTTAGCTCCTTATGATGGTGGACATTTTGCTGAAGCCGTTTATAGTGGCGATAAAGCTATAGGTACTGATATTCATACTATTAATATGAAACGTATCGGTACACCTAATAGAGATGTCACCAAGACAGTTACCTATGCTATGTGTTATGGAGCTGGTAAAGCTAAGATAGGTTATGGAGTTTGGGATAGAACTCCTTTTGACTATACACAACTTGAATATGATGTGGCTAAAGAAAATATCTTAAATAGATGTATTTATACAGAAGGTGAATACTTATTTCCTTTAGCTAAAAGTACTTACATACCTATGACTGAAGACTTAGTTCTATCATCTATCTATGGTAGTAAAATAGTAGATAACTTCAAAAACAACATTCCAGGTTATAATGATTTAATTGTTGATACTGAAAGACGTATTATAGATAGTCGTTTACAAGCCTTAGATGGTAGATGGCTTTTCATAAGAGCAATACATAAAGCTCTTAACTCTTTGCTTCAAGGTGGTGGAGCTATATCAATGAAATATGTATCTAGGGAAGCATTCAAACAGCTCAGTAAGAAGTTTGTATACGGTAGAGACTTTGCTAAGATTTTGGATATTCACGATGCTTTAAACTATGAGATCATTCCACAGATTAAAGACGAAGTGAATGAAATACTCATTCAAGCATTTAAAACAGCAAGTGATCAGCTAAACCTAGCTAGACCAATTAAAGGTGCTCCAGCTTTTGGACATAATCAACAAGAAACACATTAAAGGAAAACAATGGCAATAATAGAATTAAAGAGAGATTCATCAGCATTAGCTGCAATCAAATATGAAATTATCCGTAGGAAAAACAATGATTATGTTTGGACTACAGCTAAGGGAGTTAAAAAAGATATTAAAACTCTTACAGACAAAGAACTAGAAGCAATAGTTAAACTTATTACTCCAAAAGATACAACAGACAGTGATGATGTAATATCAGGTGTAATAGGTTATGGAGTTGGAAAGGTAATCTAATGAAATTAGATTTAGTTTTACTTACAGTTTTAGGAGTTATTATATGTTTAGTGACTGGCTTTCTAGGTATAATCATATTCTCATTGGGGTTTTAGCAGGTATCTATATAGGTATCTCATCTCACTACTATGATCAGACAATCTCAGAATTGAAATCTACGATAGCTACAATGAACGACAATCAATATGGACTAGAGAAGGACTATAATGATATGTCTGAAAGAGAACGTGTCTTAGAGAGCTTGTTAGATGCCTTTATTGACATCGAAGTAATTACTCAAATAGAAAAGAGAAAAATCTATGAAACTATGGAGAATAAATCTCTTGATATGGCTGATATAGTTTATAGAGCAGCTAAAGAGTATAACGTAGATCCTTTGCTTCTAGTTCTACTAATTAATTCAGAAAGTAGCTTCAATCCAAACATAAAGCATGATCACCCTGAAGTTAAAGGATTAGGTGGTATTCACCATAGATACTGGAAAGTACCTAACGAAACAATAGAGGAACAGATTTATGCTACAGCTAAAGTGTACTCAACTATTGCATCTAAGTATGATAATCCTATAGATGGATTAAAAGCTTACAAAGGTTGGAGTAAAGTAGGTGAGAATAGAGCTAAAGCTTTATACTCTAAGTATATCAACATAAAGGAGAAATATGATTGAAAAGTTAAAAGAAGAACTCAATAATCGTAAAGCTTTTTCAACACCTATCCCAGAGATATTTCTGAATCTAGCTAAGACTATTCCTTCAGATAGTATTCCTGATAAAATGAAGCTATCTATTGCAGTTAGTGAGTTTATATTATTTGCAGGACAGTTTAGAAGGAATATCAAACACTGGAATGAATCTTTAATCCCAGTCAATGCTATTAGCTTTGTTATATCAGAATCTGGTTCAGGTAAAGATAGCTCAGTTAATACTATGAGAAAGAACTTTCAAGATGGTTATAATCTAATTGAAGAAATTAGAGAAAAAATAGCTATAGAGAAAGCTATACAGAAATCTAAGGATAATAATCTAGCTAAACCTTATGATAGAGATACTTACATAAAGTTCTATCATAAACCTACTCCATTGTTTGTAAGTCCTTCAACACCAGAAGGATTTGTTCAACATTTAAATGAACTAGACAAAGATACCATAGGTTCAACTGTAGTGTATAGTGGAGAGATAGGTGGAGAACTAGAAAATAGTCCTGTAATCATAGGTATGTTTCAGTTACTTTCAGAGTTATACGATGAAGGTAAAAAAGAAGCTAAGATGTTAAAGAATAAAGAAGCTCAATCAGATGAAGTTAAAAACTTGCCTGTTAATGGTTTCTTTGTAGGAACTAAAGATCAAATACTCTATGATGAATCTATCAAGAAAAAGTTTAGAGTAGAGTTTAGTTCTAAGTTAGCTAGACGTAGTTTCTTTTGTTTTAACTCTGAACCTTTGCCACAAGTTGATTATAACTCTACAGCAGAGCTATTAAAAGACCAAAGAGCCAAAGAAGATAAAGCAGTTGAGATTATGGTATGGATTAATGAACAAGTCCACATTATAACAGAGAATCAACTAGATAAAGTAGCTATCCCAATAACTGTATCTAGTGGAGCTAGAGATTTGTTTATTCTATATAAGAATTACAATGAAGCTCTATCTAACACTATTCCATCATATTTGCCTATCTCTAGATTATGTAGAAGGCATTTACAATGGAAAGCTCTTAAACTAGCTGGAGCTATAGCTATATGGAAACAAGAGGAGGAAATCTCAGAGCAGTCTTATAAAGAAGCTATGGCATATACTGAACTCTTATCTCCAGATATGGAGAAGTTTGAAATAGAGATCAATAAAGAAGGCTATGAAGTATTTGCTTCATTAGCTAACGAATTAGCTTCAAACGAAGAGCATAAGTATTTCTTTACAATCCATCAGCTAAGAAAACTAGGTTATGTAGTTGGAGCAGGTATTGAAAAGAAAATGCAAGAGTTAGCTCAATTAGCTAATAGTTATGACACAGGAGGTACTTACATAGCTGGAGCTAAAGGTATTGAGTTTACTAAGATTGTAAAAACAGATCAAATAGGTGTTTCGTTTATGGAATGTCTAGGTACTAAAGATGAAAGAGCTAAGAAATGTGCTAAAGGCTATAAGTACTACAATACTACCTTTGCTAAGCTAGGTGATATGCTCAAGAAAGATTGTGCTTATTCTCCATTTGAGTTTAAAGAAGGTGTAAGAGGAAATCAAAATATCATTAGTGGAACTAAATGGTTAGCATTAGATGTAGATCATTCAGTCTATACAGATGAACAAATGCACTATATCTTACAAAATATCAATCATCATATAGTTAGAACATCTAATCCTGAGAATCCTAAGAAGTTTAGAGTACTTGTAGAATTAGATGCACCTATAGATTTAGATGATAAGGTCTATAAAGCATTTATCAAACTTGTAGCTCAAGAATTAGTCCTAGACATAGATGTACTACCTAGATCTCAAATATGCTATGGATATGCAAATAGAAATATTCTATCTGTAGTAGATAAAGAACCTTTCGAGATTAGGTCTGTACTTCTTAAAGCTCAGTCTGATACTACTCCTATCCATACAGTTAGAGAACAAATAGCTAATCTATCTCCAGCTCAAGTGAAAGCTCTAATAGATGATCCTTATGGAACATTTATTTATGCATATAGAGCTGAACAAGGAACAGGTAGTTTATCTCTTATAAGAGCAGCTAAGCATGCTAAAGACTTAGGTATGAGCAACGAAGCAATCATTGCCTTAGTTAGAGATATCAACGACTACTGGGAAGATCCTATGGACGAAACAAGACTCAACAATACAATCATTAAGCAAATTGAAGGATGGTAATGGAGTTCAATAAAGAGCAACAAGAAGTCTATGATCTAGTTATGCAAGAGAATGATGTAAAAGTCATTCTCTTAAAAGGTTCAGCAGGAAGTGGTAAAAGTTTCGTTACAAAAGAAATCATCAAAGATTATCCAGGAACAGTCTTAGTTACAGCTACAACAAACAAAGCTAAAGCATTACTTCAAGAAGCAATCCCTGAAGATAGAGAAGCTCCATATAATCAAGCATATACAACACATTCAGCTATGGGATTTAGTATGATTAAATCTGGCTATGATGAAGTGTTATCTAAAGTAAGAGAACCTATGATAGCTGATCTATTGATTGTAGATGAAATCTCTATGTTACCTAGTGTAGTATATAAAGCAATCAATCCTGAAAATTATAGGAAGATACTCTATGTAGGAGATGAATTACAATTAGGTGCTATAGGTCATAAAGCTGAAATAGTTACTGATGTAGAAGTAAATCTAACTCAGCAAATGAGACAAAATGATGATGATGAAGCATTAAAAGACTTCTTTTATCGTATGAGAAATATCATAAAGACAGGTAAGAAAGAATCTTTAATGTCTAAATGTCCTTTGAATGTTATGACCTATGATAGATTCAAAGACTTTGCTAATGCTTATAAAGCTTGTAAAGGAAGTAAGAGAATATTAGCTTATACAAACAAAGTAGTAGATTCTTACAACAAGAATATATCAGGAAAGAATCACTACCAAGTAGATGATCTACTGATGTTAGATCGTCCAGCTAGAGGTGGATTTAAAAACGGTGATATAGTTAGAGTAACTAAAGTAAAAGAGGAAGAACATAGATATTCTATATCCTTTGTTAATGAACAAGGTTTCAACGGATTTGGATATGTCTATAAATCTAAAGCTTATGAGAAAAGAGACTTAGATGAAGAAGCTTCAGATTCATTGTCCTCTTACTGGGATCTAAGAGAAAGGATATTACATCCTAAACATCTCTTTGCATCTACAGTCCATAAAGCTCAAGGACAAACATTAGATGAAGTATTCATTGATCTAAGAGATATCTTTATGCAAACTACAAAAAGACCTACTCAATGGAATAACTATGCTAAACCTATGAGCTTTGATGAATACTATAGATTACTCTATGTAGCTATATCAAGAATGAGAGTAAAAGCTCATATATTCTTTGGTAAAGATAGAGATTACAAATTAATTAAAGGAAAGTAATGGAAAACAAAGTATTGCTAACTATTTTAAAAGGCATTCAACTAGGTGTTACCTATATGATTACTTCATTAGGTGAAAAACCAGAATCAATGCTTTCTCCAGAAAAGCTAAGAAACTTAACTAGAACTAACTATAAGTGGACTGCTAAAGATCGAGAACTATTTGATAAAGCAGTTAAAGAAAGAATGACAGTAAAAGAAGTTTTACTTCAACTCCCTACTGAAGTTTCTGAAGCAGCTTTACGTATGACACTAGAAAGATATGGATATGGTGTCTATGAAGGTGTAATATGTGTGAAATGAAACCTATGGATTATGACACTAGCTATGAAGGATTGATACCTGAAGGAAACTTTAGGATTTCTCCATCTATGTTAGATAAGTTCAATAGTTGCAAGCACGAATGGTATAGAAGTCAAGTATTAGGTGAGAAAACATTTCTAGGTAATACATCTACTGAATTAGGTAAATGCCTACATAGAGTAGCAGAACAATATATTAAAACTAACAAAGTAAATGATACAGAAATAATGCAGTACATTGATTCTATTGATAATTTTGATGTAGATAAAGATTATATCAAAATACAATATGAACCTATGAAACTAGCTCTTTTAGCTTACCTTACAAGTAATCCTAAACCACAGTATAGTGAATATACCATAGCTAAAGAGTTGATGAAAGGTATCTATGTAGGTGGTACTGTAGATGCTATAACTGCTGATGAAATTATAGATTTCAAAACTACAGATACTATGTCTCCTATGCAAAAGATTCCATCCTATTATAAATGGCAAATGTTAGCTTATGCTTGGATGCTAAGAGAACTAGGTATGGAAAAGAGATTCTTGAAGCTGATATGGATTACTACATCTAGAGTTGGTAGAGTTAGTGAGAAAACAGGTAAACAATTAAAGGACTCTCCTTCGGAGATTTTTGAGGTAGTAGAGGAAATTACTCCGCAAGATTATGAGTTTATCGAAAGCTATTTAAGGCTTATAGGAGAGTCTGTATTAGCTGGATACAAGTATCCTGAGCTAGTATATATCATCTTTGCTGATTATCGTTTAAAAGGCTTGTAATGCAACGAATTAACCATTCTCAAGTAGATTATTATGTATCAAATAGATTACCTTTTATTCTACATCAATCAGCTCATGCTACTTATGAAAGCGGTATTTATAGAGTTTTTAGCTATGATACACTTATATTCAAACTTTACCCAGACGGCTACTATGTGCTAGATGATAGCTATTATTCAATGACTACATCTAGGCTCAGAAATCATATTAAAAAAGTAATCCCTTTAATGGGTTGGAAGGATAAGAATGGCACAAGTCAAGTTTCTGGTATCAGGATTCGAGTCAAGCGGAAAATCAACGATAACATCGAAGATTAAAGATGCTTTCGTTATTAACTGCGATAACAAAGGTTATGTATTTAAAGTACCACATACCAATGTAAGAGAGTGGAAAGGTTTTGCTAATTTTAAATCTCAAGTAATAGATGCAATTATGAGATATAAAGAGAAGTTTGGTGATCTACCTAAAGTATTAGTCATAGATACAATTACACAGTTGTATACGTCTATGACCAGATACAATTCTGTAGCATATAAAGGATATGAAATCCATAAACAAAATACTACAGATACACTAGAGATCAACAACTTCTTAGAAACAGCAATCTTACCTAAGATGGATTTAGTTATAGTTGCTCATACTAAGATTGATGAAGCATCAGGTAGACCTGTTATACCAGCTAGTGGTCAGTTTAAAGATAGTGGTAGTTGGCATAGTATTGTGAATAACTCAATCTTTATAGATAAATCTACAGGAGAACTAATAGTTTATCTAAAAGGATTTCAGTATACAACTAGAACAACTCTAACTGATCTACCTGAATATGAAATGGCTGATAAGTATGACATAAATGCTCACTTAGATAAACTAAGAGGAGCTGTAGATGAAACAACTGATTTAGAGGTATAAAAGATGTATCTAATAATTTATTTAGATATGGTACAAGGAAGGTTTCATAGTAAAGAAGAACTATTATCCTTTCTTTGTTCATATCTAAAAGTATCGTTTGATGATATTGAAGAACAAGATTCTAGAATAGTTAGTCATAAGTTCAATGCTGATATCTATGTAGATAAATCACCTAGATACGTTAGACAATATAATCTTACAGATGCAAAGGAGAACACAAAATGGTTTAATTCAGAATTATTAAAAGATCTAATCAAAGCAGCTAAAGAACAACAGGTTGAGATTCTCAAAGTTGAATCTCTTTAATTTTATTACGTAATCAAATTTAACACAAAGGAAAAATATGGCATTTTTTGAAGTAGACAATTCAGTCCAAGCAAACAAAGATGGTGGAGACTTTCTGACCGAAGGTGGGATATATCCTGCAACTATAGATTTCGTAGCTGTAAAGACAAACAGCTTTGGAGCTAGATCATTAGATTTCCATGTAGAGATCAATGGAGCTAAAATGTGGTTATACGGTTTAAAACTAGATAACAACGATCTAACTGAAAACTTCCAAAGAAAGACATTCAATAAGCTATGTACAATTCTAGGTCTTACAGCTATTGCTGATCCAGTTAAGATGAAAAAGAAAGCTTGGATTCCAGCTAAGAAAGCTGAAGAGCTAGATGACTATAATGTCTTAAATGAGTTCTCAGGTAAGAAAGTTCATATCAGAGTTAGAAAAGAGTTCAATCTTTATAATGACGAAGTGAAAGAAAAAAACATTATTGAATCATTCTTCCGTATAGCTGATAAAGCTTCAGCAGGTGAAATCTTGTCTGGTAAAGACATAGGTTCACAATACGATAAAGAGCTAGCTAAAGCTTCTACACCTACATATAAAGACGGACTAACCGAAGAATCAGTTAAAGAGTACAGAAAGAACAAGAAATCATCTGGTACTCCAGCTACATCAACGGTAAGTGCTGATGCAAACCTACCATTCTGATACCTATGTAGGTATTGATGTTGGAGCTAAGGGAGCTATGACTATCTTGACAGATGAAGGTATAATTACATCTATACCTTTTAAAGATAGCATAGAACCCTATATACACAATCTAAGGGGATTAAAAATCTCCTTAGTTGGTATTGAGAAAGTATCAGCTATGCCAGGACAAGGAGTTACATCTATGTTCACATTCGGACAAAGGTATGGAGAACTAATAGCTATGTGTCAATGTTTAGAGTTACCATATATTCTTATACAACCTAAACAGTGGCAAAAAGCTTGTCTGATACCAGCTAAGTCTGATAAGAGAGCTATAGCTGATCACATTAAACGATTATATCCTTCAGCTAACTTGTATGGAGCTAGAGGAGGATTATTAGATGGAGTGAGTGATTCATTAGGTATAGCTCACTTTACAATGTTATACAAGAAAGGACAAATTAGATGAATGTAGAAGAGTTTGCAACTAAACTAGCTATGAAAGCTAGTGTATCTAAAGCAGGAACAAAGAGATTGCTTAAAGCTATAGGCGAAGTAATCCTTGAAAATAATGAAGAAGGAATGTCTTTCCCTTTAACTCAATTTGGAGCATTTAAAGTAGGTAAAAAGAATTGCACTATAGCTGGTAAAAAAGACTTCAAAGTAATCACATTTACTAGATATGCATATTTTAAACGTAGATTACAAGAGGATTGAGCTATGACACAAGAAGAATTAAACTATTTAGCAGAGCATGAAAAAGAAAGAACTAAATGTATTGTTTATTCGAGAGTGATGGGCTATCATAGACCTGTGGAAGGATTTAACATAGGTAAGAAAGGTGAGCATAAAGAAAGAGCTTTCTTTGATGAAAAACATTCTATAAATAAAAGAGCTTAAATATGACTTTGTGGATAGATAAAATCATAGATGCTAAAAGAGCTATAGAGAATGCTTATGGTGATGTCTATGATTTAGAAAGAGCATTAATTGCAAAGCTTAGAGAACACTATGGAGAAAAAGTATTTATTTCTATAAATATACCTGTGGATGGATTTGGAACAACTGATATTTCAGTTAGTACAGATTCAAAAGAACGAAATCCTTTAGTTGAGGATGTTCGTATCAATGATTGTCCAATATACATCTCAGTAGATTTACCTAGTGATTATTCTAATGCGGATAGAGCTAATGCTATAGATTATATCAAAGAGTTTTTAAAGGAAGAAATATGACTTCATTAGAAACTCAAGTAGGTGGAGATCACTATAAAGAGTTATCTATTCAACCTATTGAATATATCTTAGCTAATAAGTTAGGTTTTTGTGAAGGTAATGTAGTAAAGTACATTACTAGATACAAATCAAAAAATGGTTTAGAGGACTTAAAGAAAGCTAAACACTATATAGATATGCTGATAGAGAACTATTCAGAAGGAAAGTAACTATGCGTGAGATAGGTCTATTATTAATGTTAGTAGCCGTTTTCACAGTAGTTGCTTACTTGCTAAAAGGATTAGTTTTAATCGTTATATTTTTTGTAGGATTAGTCTTTTGGATTAGAGGACTTCTATTTAAAGAATAGAGAGGCATAAAGCCTCTCTTTATCAGTCACCTATATATGGTACGAAGTTATCTATAGCTATAGGATCTTTTGCAATTCCCATTATAGAATCCCATAATGGTACATATAGTAAATTATCTCCCATAATTAATTTTCGTAAAATACTTCCATCAAATGGAGTTTCTAACATTCCTTTACCTAATAAACCTATTAGGTATCCAGCTAATATTCTACCTGCTTTATCTGATAGCATATCGTGTGTTATAAACTTCACAATATTCAAATAGAATCTAGGGAACATTACAAGTCCTATATCAGAAGCAAACTTGAATATAGGATGTCCTAAGTGTGAATAGTTTACGAAAGCTCTTTCAACTAAGCTAAGTGCTTCAGCTTCATTTACTCCAGCTTTTCTTCTATTCTTGTAAAGAACAACTTTAAATAACAAGTCTGAGTTAGTTACAAGAGTTTTCATAATCTCAAATCCTTTACTATCTTCAGTCATCAAAGCTTCTTTAAGAATTTTTCTTTGCTTAGGATTTAAGAACATCATAAATTGATCAAACTTCTTATCCATAAAATCTTTATTCTCAATCTCTGACATAAACTCTCTACTCTCTACGATATCCGTCATCAAACCACCTTTAGCTAGTTTACCTATATCAGTAGATTCCCATCTCTTGTTTATTCTATCTATTTCATCTTGTAAACTAACTTGTTTAGCAGTGTCTTCAGTTAGTTGCATATCAACAGTAAGCTTAGCTATTTTGTTCATATCGTCATAGTATGCTTCTAATCCTTTAGCTGCATCTAATAAGCTAGGAACTAATTGATTTAAAGGAACATCATACATTAATAAAGTAGATATGTTACTTGTTATGTTTCCTGCTACAACTCCACCATGCTTCATAACAATTCTAGTTTTGTTTAGTGAAGCCATTTTCTTTGTAAATCCTTCTACAATTCTACCAGCTCTTCTTACAACTAATGGGATAGCTTTATTAGCTTTCTTGTCGTCTATATCTTTGACAAATTGAAAACTCTCATACCCAAATACTTCATGAATCATATCAGCTCTTATGTGGAACTTACCTTTATACTTCTCATTTACATAGGTTTGAAGGTTTAATGACATATTATGATAAAGATCAACAAAGTCTTCATTTGTAGAGTTAGTTCTTACAGGGTCTATTTCAATGAACTTGTATTTGTTCTTATTAGCTTCATAATAAGCTTCAGCTGCATCTATAAATTGCTTATTGTGCATTAAAGACTCTTCTTTATCCCATAAGTTAGCTAACTCATCTCCAAGAGCATCAAATATAGATGTTTCTTGCATACCTAAGCTATCTTTAGTTTTATTTGGTATAACTATCTTATAGTCTGCTACAAAACCTCTAGAGTCAAATACAGGGATTAGATTAGAGTTAGACCATCTTCTATCTTTATAGTCATACATTCTCATAGAGATGTCTTGCATAGATGCCTTAACTAGAGAATTAATCTCATGCTCTGTAGCTTCTCTATTATTTCGTCTAATTAATGTAGCTAATGTATGTCCTCTAGATTTACCATTAATAGCTCTAATCATACCCTGATTGAATGTAGGGTGAAACTCTGAAGTAGAAGCATATACAACTACATCTTGTTCAGCTGTATCAGGATTAATTGTTTTAAAGCCTTTAATAGCTTTATAACCTAAAGTTGCCATATCTTTAGAGTCTTTGCTATAGCCTAATTTAAATGCTACTCCTTTATCAAAATCTCTTCTGACATAACCTTTAGCAAAGTTAGATATATTATAAGTTTTCTTACCAGCTGTTTCAACTACTGCTAACTCTCTTCTAGCTTTATCGTTCACCATCTTTGCAGTTTTAATAACTTGCTCTATTCCTTTAGTTTCTGTAGCTTTTATAGCTTCAAACTCTTCACTAGGCATTAACTTCAAAGCTTTATATGAAACTAGTTCATCTATAATACCTATAGCTTCTTGCATATTGTATTTGTAGTCTGTCATATCTAAATCTACTTTAGTTCTTGTAGGTTTTAGTTGTAGAGCTATATTTACTGCATTAGTTAGAGTATATCCTTTAGTTTCACCATTTACCATAAAGTAAGCTAAGTTATCAGCTAGTCCATCTATAAACTTGAATGAATTGATATCCATTCCGTTCATATCTTTCAAACGTTTAGTTAGATTATTTATCCTAGCTTCTATGTTTGCTTTATCACCTCTTTGTAGTAATTCAGCAAGGGCTGAAGGATCTAATTGAATAGATGAAAGATCAGTCATCTTAATTAATCTAGTTAATGCTTGTTGTTCTCTAACACTAGGTTTAGTATTAAATCCAGACATAGCTAATTCTTTAGTCGTAGCAATCATATCATTACGTCTTTTATCTATCATAGTTACTCTACCTTTAGCTTCGTTGAAAGCTTTATCGTAACCTATAGCATTACCTACTTGTTGAGCTAAAGCATTTCCATCTCCCCAAGTCTTAGTAGCTAGATTTAAAACATTTGGAGCTATCTCTTTATTACCTACACATAGATAACCTAAGACAGTGAATACAGTTCCTTCTACTTTATTTATTCTAGGTTTTTCTAACATAGCTTCAATATGCTTGTTGATAACTTTACCATAGTTTCTACCTACCTTTTTCAAAGGTATTCCAGTAATCTCATCAAAGCGGTTTAAAGCATATCTAATCTTATTACCTATTGCACTTGCACTAACACTCTTAACAAGTCCTGCATTTGCTCTAGCTATATCCATATAGAAGCTATTGAACATATAAGCAGTATCAGCATTTTTAATTACATAATCAGTTCCAAATACTATATTGTAGATCATTCTAACTATGTTCATAAATCTATCTTTTAAACCTAGTTTTTGTTTAGGCAGAGCATTAAGAGAGTTTAACAATGTTTCGTTGGAGTTCATAAATGCTACAAACTCTTTCATTCCTCTTATATCGTCATCTTGTCCGATATAGTTTAGAATATTCTCATCAAACTCTGCTTCAGTAGTATTCATTTGAGCTATGAGAGAAGCTTTAAGAGTTTTACCTTCTTTACTTCGTAAGAATGATACCCAAGCTTTTCTTATTGCACCTAGTTCTTTATATACTCCTCTTATTCTAGGGTCTGTAGAGTTCTCTGCAAAATCCATAATAGAGTGAGTAACTTCGTGCATATAAATTTCCATAGGAGTTTGATTGTTCAATCTTCTTTGAGTTAAATGAACACCTACAGTTTTATCTGATTCTCGATAGAAACCTTGTAACTCAGCTCTACTACCTTTAGTTACAACTATATTGATACCTTTAGCAAATGGTTTAATGAACTCTTTAAATCTCTCTTTTATCCAAGCTTTAGAGCTAGAAGCATTAGATGGCTCTAAGTTAGTAAACTCATCAGCTATTGCATCTAAATCAGCTTCTGTTGCTTGTTCTATCTCTTTATAAAAGCTTTCTATATCAGCTGCATAATCACTTAGAACAGGTCTAGAACCACTAACATTTCCAAATGGATTTGTTGTTGCTTTATGAACTAAGAAATTAGTTTTATAGCTGTTATTTCTTATGTTTTGTTCAGGAGCTATATTCTCAAGAGTTTTACTTGACACTAAAGCTATGTTGTTATAATCAATATATGTAGCATCTAAGTCTCTTAAAAGCTCTGTTAGTCCATCAACTAAAGTAGGATCTAGATTTCTAGCTTTAGCATTAAATAGATTGTTAAGAACTTTCTCTTCAATTACTTCAGTATTAGAGATAGAATTAGTTAAACCTAATGCTTGTAAACCATTAGTTATTTGATTGATATATTCTTCATCTTGTCTTAGTAACTCTCTAATAGCACCTAAAAGAACTAATTTATCATTGTCTGATAAAGTAGTTATAGCTTTTAATTCTTTTAATGTATTTACTTGTGGAGAGGTAGACTCAAATCCAGATTTTTCTGTTAAAGTTTTTTGACTCAATCCATAGCCTATTAGTTTAACTATTAAATCAGCTAAACGATGATTTCCGTCTTCTTCTTTACCAAGTGCTTCTAATAGATCTAAGAAAGGTTTAGCTTGTTCTAAACTCTCTTCAGTAATTACTGCTTCAGCCTCTGCTATCTCTTTTAATTTTTGCTTTGTTGCAACTATACCACTAGCATAGAACTGAACTAGCTCTTGATTAGGTTCTATAAAACCTAAGCTAGGATATATAGCAGGATTACTTTGATTAAGTATAGCTACAGTAATTCTACTTGTAACATTATCAAGAAATAAACTCTTAGATAATTTAGCTCTTTGCTCATCAGTTAAACCTTTAAAAGCCGTTTCTTTAATATGTTGTTTGACTTTATTGTATATCACATTAAACTTAGACATATTGTATAAACCACTTTCTAGACCTAATCTATTAGATGAATCAGTAATAATAGGTCTTGTATCTACAAAACTCTCTAAAGCATTTAAAACGTCCATATCCATAGCTAACAATACTTCTGTTATTCGTTGGTCAGAAGTAGTATTAAAGGTTGTAAGCTGAGCTGGAGTAAGCTTTAACCATTCTGCATCTCTTTTATCTTCTAATCCTAGCTGTTTTGTATACTGATTATACTGTGTTACTACATCTCGCAAGAAAGCAAATGTTTTTTGTCTTTGAGTTGAAGAGAATATATCTGTGATACTCATACCTAGCTTACCTAATACTTTAGCTAATTTAGTTAGTTTCTTTGCTACTGATACATATTGATCTACATTTAGTAGCTTTTCATCTTTAAAATCTATAGAGCCATTTGGAGATAAAGTATATGTTGATGGTATTGTTCCATCTTCTGTTTCTAATCCCATACTAAAGGCGTTAGTAGTAACTCCTGTAGCTTCTCTAACTTTAGACTGATTTTCCATCAATTCCATAGTTCCTTTTAAGATAGATTGCATATCAGAAGTCTCTTCTTCTACATCTTTAGCTAATAAACCTATAGCTTCATACTGATGTGCCAAAGTTTCTATTTGACCTTCAATACCTTTAATTAGCTGATAGATAATGTTTTCTTTTAGATTAACACCTATCTCTGTAAGTCTTTGATTTAGATTCTTAGCAGCTTCATCTGCATATACCATACTTGTTTCAACAGCATCAAAGACTTGATTTACAGGTATAGAGCTATCCCAAGTAGCTAAGAAGCTTTGAATTGTTCTACTATCTAGTGCTTGACCTAAGCTAGGTATAAATGTAGAACCAAAGTCAATCAGTATTTTTTCTTCTGCTTTCTTTTGATTGATAGAGCTATCTCCTGCTTCAGTAGTCGGAGAATAAACAGCATCACCTACTAGATTAGCTTTCTCTATTTGCTTATTCTTGATTTGAATAAACGTATTGCTTAAGAAAGTAACTAATGTATTAGCTACAAATGATCTTTCAAACTGTTCATCTGTAAGACCGTACAATTCTTTAGCTGCTTGATTCTTTCCATTCTGTATTTCAGATATAGTTTTGTTAAATGCAGTAGTTAATGATTTCATTGATAGATGAGTAACATCTAATTCAAATGATTGTGTTTCAGGATTGTAAGTAAGAAGCTCTGTAGATTTCTTACCTCCTCTTTCTTCTACTGTCATTTTATCTAGCATATTGATTAATAAAGTGTAGTTTTTAACTAGGTGAGCTTTTCTAAATATCTCCATTAGGTCTGCATTGTAACCTAACTGAGCAGACAAGACATCAGTTAAGATAGGTTCAAATGCTTTACCTGAATATTTAGCTATTTCATCTAAGTGTTCTGAAGTAAGACCTTCTTTAGCTATTTGCTGTAATCTATAATGGCTTTCTATTTGTAAGAAATTACTTAGAATAAAGACATTTCTATATAGCTCCTCTAACTCTTTCTCAGTCATTTGTTCTACAAGAGATTTGTTTGAAACAAAACCATTAGGTCTAGTTTCTTTATCTTTAGCTCTACCTACAAGACCAGATGGAGTAATAGATATACCATCAGAACCTTTAGTTGTCTCTGCATCTATTAAAGTTACAAAGCTATCAAATGATAGGTTCTTACCTTTACTTAATAGTGCTGTAAACATAGTAGGATTTACTTGATATATAGAAGCTAAGATATTATCATTTGTTACTCTAGTTGTTTCAGAAAGTAATTTCTTAACTTCATCTTCAAGTAACTTCAAGTTCATCTTTCCTGCATTAGCTAAGATACCAGAACCATAAAGAGCAAGCATTAATAGAGGTTTACCTACTTTTTGTCGTATATTCTCTTTAACTTGGTCTAGATTGAGGATATCCTCTAAGCTAAATGTATCTACATTTCCTAGATCTTCAAGAGTTACATTTAGATGGCTAGGAAATAGATTTGAAACTAATTCATTGATTAAAAATGAAGTTAATGGATTAGAATCTATGTATTTCTCAGGAATAACTGATTTAACATACTCTTTAATCTTTTCTGGATCTAATTTTCCTTTATTAAAGAAGTTTCTTACATCTAAAGGTTCAAATAAAGCAGGTCTTTCCTTACTATTGAAAGAATCTACTAGAGCTTTAACAAACTCAATACCTACAGCTATATAGTTATCATCATTTACTTCATTCTTTTGAAGCTGATTGATTAGGTTAGACATAATCTCACCTCTTCTACCTGCAATAGCTTGAGCAGAATTGATACCAAATACAGCTGATGTAGTACTAGCTCCAAATGCTTTACCGTCTAGTTCTACGTTTAAATCTCTTGGATCTATAGTTAATTTACCATCTTGTCCTATTTCAATAGTTTGAGCTAAACGATATAAATTACCTAGAGTTAGCTTTGCTCTAACAGGAACTAAATTAGAACCTTGTAGGATTGTTTTACCTACAGTGAAATGTTCATTAGATAACATACTAGCTAAGATATCTACTTTCTCTTGTAGAGATCTATTGTTCCAATCTACATTAGGGTCTTTCAAGAGTTTCAAGAACTTAGATACTTTCTCCTTCTTAACTTTATTAAGAAGCTTCTTGCTCATTCTAGCTGGAGCTATTGCATCAGCTGACATTGCAATAAGTAAAGCAATATCTTCTTCAGTTCTCATATATTTTTCTTTAAACTGTTTGATTGCTTTAGTGTATTTATAATCACCTACTTTATTCATATCAGGGAAGTATCTAATGATTTGTCGTAGAAACTTATTAGATTGAATATTGCCTAAGCTTCCGTCTGCTGATAATCTACCTAGTGTTTGTTGCATAACTTTAGGGTAGATATAGTCCTGATTAGCAGGAACTCTTTTATCTAGATATAGAATAGTAACTGCATTTATCAATTCTTGAGCAAACTTATCTGTGAAATTAATATCCTCTATTGTAACGTTTTCATTTGGATCATTTGCTACAAATTGAACTGTCTCTTCATCTAGATAAGATTTAACTAGATTACCTTTCTCATCTATGATACCTACAGCTTTTTTGATATTATCTATGATAGCTTCTGCTTTAGCTTCATCATCTAAGAATATATCTCTAATCATACTAAAGGCTCTCTCTAATGCAGCATTATGAACTATCTGATAGCCTTTTTTATACTTAACTGTTACATTACCATTTTCATCTATAGATGTTACAGGTTCTTTAACTTGTTTTAGGATTAGATTGACTACAGCTTCTCCATTAGAGCTATCATTAAACATATCAACTATTTCTTTCATCACTCCGTTTGACCTAATGTCATATTTCATTGAGGATTGAGAAATAATAGCTTCTTTAGTGAGATCAGAACTTTCTTGAACAAATAATCCATTATCAAAGCCTATGTTTTTTAAATCTTTCCAAATATCTTGCATATTAGTTGCAAAGCTTTCTTCATCTCCAATAACGTCTTTTAATTCTGTTATATTCTTCATATCTTTGTAAAGTCTGTCTATCTCTTTTTGGAATACTCCGTCTCTATTATGTTCACTCTTTAATGTATTAATAGTAGGAGTAACTAATTGAGTTAGAGTAGCACCTAAAGCATTCTCTAATTGAGTTCTTTCAGCTGAAGATAGACCTTTAGAAGCTCCAAAGCCTATTAGTTTTAAAAACTCTCTAGCTAACATAGCTTCATAGTTTGAAGTAGCTTGAACAATATTATCATGAGAATCTTTGTATGTACCTAGATTTCTAATCTTATGAGAAGTAATGATTGTAGCTAATGCTAAAGCAGGTTTAAATACATCCTTTAATCTAGTATTGAAGTTTCCTTCTTTATCATAAGTACTTTCAAACAATTCTTGGAAATCAGAGTTCATTACAGAACTAAAGCTAACTTTATTGTTTCCTATTCCTTTCATTAAATCTGCAATGTAAGATTCATCAATCAACTTCTTAGTTTGGTCATAAGCAGTAGCTAGTTTCCTTAAATCAGGCATAATCATTCGTCTAGATGTAAAGTAATTAAAGAAACCAGATAAGAAACCACCATTCTCAATAAAGTTTTCTAGTAACAAACTCTTTAATTCTGCATTGCCAGAATAAAGAGTAAAGCTTCTATTTGCTTTAGATATTTCATCAGTTCCTAATACTGTGTTATAAACACTAGATACATCAAATAAATCTATTTTAGCTACACCTAGCTTTTGTTCATTAAAGAGCTTAGTATCTAGCTTATATTTCTTAGCTACATGATTTAAGAGTTCTCTACCTGCTTTAGTACTCTTTATTTGCTTTAAAGCTTGATTATACCTAGCTATAGTTCCTTTAAGAACATCTTTAATTAACTGCATAGTTTTAGCTACTACAGTTTGAAATATACCTTTCTTTTCATCTGTTTCAGAATATTTGTTGTGCTCTTGAACTACTTTAGTATATTTTTCTCGTAAGTCTAGGAAGTCTCTCAATGCTTGAGCTTGTTCTTCATTCATTTCAGGTAAAGCTATCTCTATCCTAGCTAGTAAAGAATTATATAGCTTTAAAGCATGCTGTAGTTTGTTTTTAAGCTTAACAAATCGAATAATATCAGTTTCGTTTTTATTCTTTTTATTTGCAAGATTATTGACATCTTTTTGAAGCTTTTTAACATGTTCTTCTGCTCTATACATTATATCAACTACATCTTTAGCAGTTCTAGCTACATTTAGTTTTTGAATTAAAGAAGAACTTTCATCTGCATCAATAAATAAGTCTTGCTGTACTTTAGATACAAAAGAATATAAGCTAGTTTCAACTTCTCTAAATGCTTTCATTTGTTCATCTACAAAGACACTAAAGGCTTGCTCTAATTTGCCAAATATAGCTTCTTTACTTGTTTCGCTTTCAGATAAATCAACATAAGTATAAGTAAATGGACTTGTTCTATTGCTATTCAAATCCCTTACTATTTCAAGAATATTCTTGTCTGTACCTAGTCTATTATTGTGTTCAATAAACTCTTCATTACTTACAAACGAAATATTAGAAGCATCATCTTTAGCTACTTTAAATACAATGACTGTAGAGTTTGTAGTTCTATCAGGTTTGATTAGATACTTAGCAGGAAACATTGATGAGTTAGCTAGGTTTTGTTTTAACAAGTTTAATGCTTTAGTATAAGCTGCTTTCTTTACAGCTAGATTGTCATAGATTCTTTTAATAGGTAAGAAAGCTTCTGATACTTGTTGAGCTAACAATTCTTTAGATATACTCTTAGCGTTATTTAGTATCTTTTTAATTCTAGCTAGAGATTTTTGGAAAGTAGTTTGTTCTAAAGCAGATACATAAGGCATAGATACTTTCGTACTACCTAGTTGTCTTCTTAGAACGTTAGCATACTTAGTTAAAGCATTAACTAAACTAGATTTGTCTTGTAAAGCTCTCTCTATATCTGCTGTAAACTCTTGAAGTAAATCTGCTCCTCTTTTTTGAGCTGCTGAAGGAACTCCACTTACTTGAGTAGATGATTTAAGAGATTTAGATACTCCTTTATTATCAGATGCAGCTTCTACATAAGAAGTATCAGATAAACTCTGAGCTACTGTATCTAATACAGCATCAGCTAGACCTGGAGTTTTATCTAGTTTTTCTAGCATATTCTTTAATAGCTTACCTTTTTTGAGTTTATTTCTATGTTCAGTACTTTGGTATATAGAGCTGATGATTTTAGCTAATGCAGCTATTAGAGCTTTGTTTCTTGCACTATTTAAATCGCTTCCAGCTAAAGCTACTTCATTCTCGATAAATTTATCGAATGTAGCTTCTCTATCTTGCTCATTATCTATTTTTTGAAGGATAGCTGTTCCTCTAGATTCAATAGATTCATTTCTGAATACTTTTGGATCTATAGGATTACTTTTATCTGTAGATGAACTATTAATAGCTTCAGCTATTCTTTCAGAGTTTTCGTCTCTTGTTTTAGCATCTATTGTAGCTCTATCTTTCTCTTTTATAACAGCATTACCTTGTTCATCTACATCTTCATATAGCTCAATACTATTTAAAGCTTCTTCAACTGATTTAACTTCATTGTTTGATGTAAGTTCAATTGTCTCAACTTCTTTAGCTTTTCTAGCTTCAGCTAGTTTATTGAAGTCATATCCTTTACTATTCAGATACTTCTTAACAGCAGCTAGTTTAACTCTAGAATTAACTACATAGTTATTAGATAAGAAATCTACAGCTGCTTGAGCTTTTTGTTTTTCGTCTAACTCATTGTAATTCTCTAAAGTCTCTAAATGTGTTTGAACTTCATCGTTTATTTTAGATACTTCATTCTCTATCTCGTCTTTATGATTAGATTCTTTCCATACAGAACCATCAGTCTCTTGAAACCAACCTACAGTAGAAATCTTACCATTTTCATTAGCATCATCTTGAACTTTAAATCCTGCTTCTCTAGCTTCAGCTATATCAATATTGTTTTGTTTTCCTTCAGCAATAGTTGAATTATCTTTAAAGCTATCATATATGCTATTTCTATGTTCTTTAGTAGTAATTGCTTCATTACCTAATGCTTCTTGCTCAAGTAATTTCTCTTGAACTTTTCTAACTATAGGGTTAGAAGCTATTTCACCATTTTGAATACCTAGTAAAGCTTCTCGGACAATGTCTTTATTCTTTTTATTTCCACTAGCTAAGATAGTATTTGCATTAGCATCTATTTCTGTTTCAGAAAGATCGTTGATACCTTTTAAAGCATTGTATCTAGCTGTATTTTCAGATACTCCATTTCCTTTAGCTACCTCTTCAAAACTATCAGCTATTTTATTTTCAAGAATAGTCTTTCTTTCTTCTGCTTTAGCTTTTTCTCTACTTTCTTTAGCTTGTTTAGATTCAAAGATACTTCTAATAGTTTCAGGAGCTGCTGTAGCTACTGTTTTAGCTTTACTTGGAGCAGATATAGCTCCAGCTGATAATCCACCTAATATGGCTCCTTCAGCTATTTCTTTTTCTTTTTGTTCCTTAGTCTTAGTCGGATCTCTATAATTTTCAATAAATCCTTGAGCACCTTCTGTAATTGACTCACCAATCATTGAACCTAATACAGGATTTTCTTTACCAAGAACTCTAGTTGAATACATAGCTCTATCTAAAGCTGTAGTTGCTTTAGATGCTTGAGAAGCTTCTAGTATGCCTTTAGATACTGTATTTCCTGCTACTTTACCATAAGGTAATACAAAAGGTAATACTTCACTTGCATAGTTTAATGCAGTATAAAAACCAGCATCTTTCATATCTTCATAGATACTTCCATCTTTAAACATTTGAAGTATCTCTTTATCAGATTTACCTGAATTGTTTGCTTTAGCTAATTCAAATGCTTTACTCGAAGTCATTTGAGCTGGAGCTATTACTGATGGAAGTATCTCATCATTAATGAAAGCTGGTATAGTCTGATTAACTAAAGATCTAGCTGCTTTACCTAGATTTAGGTTCATTGCTTGTTCACCTAGATCAGACAAGCTATCAAACTCATTAGTTTTATAACTTTGTTTTTCTCTATCTAATCTTCTTTGTCTAGTGATTAGAGAATCTTCTAGATCATCTTGATTACCATAAAGAGTTCCTCTTAATTGTTGTGTTCCTTCAATAATTCTATCTACACCTCCAGCTAGGGATTGACCTAGATAAGAACCTACTTCTTTTAAAGCACCTAAATGACTTGAAGGACTTAGTAAATCATTTGGAACAAAGTTCCAAGCTTCAGGAGTAATACCTCCTGAAGTTATACCTTTACCACCTTGTTCAATATTCATATTGACTAAGGCATTCTTAGTTCTTTCATTTAACTCTCTAATAGCTTGCTCTTGCTTCATTTCAAAAGCTTGTTTCTCTAAACCTAGTGTTTGTTGCTGAACAAGGTTACCAAGTATAGATAACATTCTTTGTGTTTCAAAGTCTTGAGCATCTAGTTCTCGTTCTCTTTCATTTTGAACTAATCTACCTAGCTTACTTAAATCTGCTTTATTAGACCCAAGCATGTTTCCAAATGTATTTGGATTTAAGACGTTAGAAAGATTTTGACTTTGAACATAAGGATTTCTTTTATTTTGTAATTGAAGATTTTTAATATCTAATAGTTGCTGTCTTGTTTCAATGTTATCTTCTTGAAGTTTTGTAGCTTCTTTAACAGCTAGTCTATTAATTTCAAAAGCATTTGCAACATCTTCTCCATAAGTATCTCGAACCTTTTGATCAGAAACAAAAGGTGCATTCATTATCTTATTTTCTGCAATTCCTTTTTTTACTTTAAATGACTCTGTTATACCTTGAGCTACTTTGAATTGTTCTAAATCGAATGCCATTAGTTATTATTCCTTTCTTTTAATCGAAGAGACCAAAATCATCTATTTGGTTTGTATATAAAGAAGCTTTTTTACTTCCTCTTGTACCATACTCTTCATTATACTTATCAGCAGTTTTTTGTACTTCAGATTGTTTCCTTTTATTTAAAAAGCTATCTACAGATTTAAGTATAACATCATTAAAATAAGGAATTTCTGTAACTTTTCCAGTATCTTTATCCCGAAACTTTTTTTTAGTTTCTTCTTTACTCATAAAGTTTATTTCTTTTTCTTCAGCTAAATGATAAGTAGCATATACAAACTCTGCAAAGTTTTTACCTAGAGAATTATGTTTACTTCCAAAGAAATTAAGTTTGCCTTCTTTTCCTAATCTATTAAAGTAAGATTCAATAGATTCATCTTTTTCAGGTGGAGTAGATACAGCATCTAAAAACTTCTGCCTTGTAAGAGAACTATCATCAAATCTAATATCTCCACCTATATAGGTAGGTAACGTTTCTGCTAAGTAAATAGCTGCTTCTTTATTGAATAAATCTTTACCTTTTTTACCTTCAAAAGTTTCTAAAGCTTTAAAATCTTTTTCACCTCTAATAGCTTCAAGATTTGATTTCATCTTTTTAATTCCTTCATTTTCAGAAGGTTTATCTAAAAGATCTATTCCATTAAAAACAGTATTACCTTGTTGCTTTATATGTTCAACTGTACTATTTTTAAAAGCTGTAGCATTTGTAGCAGCTTTAGCTGTAAAGTTCACTCCTGTACCTAGCATATCATTAGCTGAATAGATTATACTAACTCCAGCACCTAAATCAGAAGGTGTTATATAACCTTTTCCTTTTAGCTTACCTACATTATTTCCGCTATAAGCTTGACCTACTTTTTCTAGTTTAGATATGTCCATTGAAGCTCCAAATACTCCTGAAACACTATCTACTAAAGCTTGTTTATCTACTTGAGATAAATTATCTGGTACTACAATACCTGCTTTACCTACTCTATAGATAGTAGAACCTGGAGTTATCATAATAGCATCTTGTTGTTCTTCAGGTGTCATAGAATCTTTACTTCGTCCTGTAATATATCTATTTTTTTCAGTAGAATCTTGATAGTCAAATATACTAGGATTATAATCTTTATACACTTTAGGATTACCCATAGCTTGCTCTACTGGAGTAGCTAATTTACTTTGTTTTTCAGCTTCTACTTCTTCTTTGTGTTTATCTCTAAACATTATGTCATCAAAAGCCATTAATTCATGACCTTGTCTACTTCTAATGTCTTCATAGTATTCTGTAGCTATTTCTCCGTTCATAGGAGATACTATACCATCAGAGTAATCTTCACCAGGAACTCTAATTTCTTGTCTTCTTTCATATGGTACATCAGCATAATCCATTTGAGTACCATCCATTAAAGTAACTAGCATTTCATCAGCATGTCTTCTAGTTAAATCACTTCTAGCTGCTGCTTTTTCTTTTTTAGACATTTTACTTAAAGGTTTACCATTAATCATTATGTCATCTACTTCATCTGCTGTTGGAGTATTTGAAGTTTTACCTTCTACAGCTACTTGATTTTTTCTAGTTACAGTAGTATTTACTCCTGCTTTAGGATCTTGAGTCAATGTATCTATCATTGTTTGAGTTGCTTGAGTGACAGGATTTATACTCGGATTAAATCCATTACTAGCATTTCCACTAAATAACATATCCATTGCTCGATTTAAAGAAGCAGAACCAGTATCTCCAGTATTAACGTATTTCCAATACAGTTGATTAGCTTTTTCTGTATTGTCATTGTCTAAACGTTTTCCTCTTGTATTCTCTTGAGTCAATCCAGTACTTGCTTGAGTATTAGCTATATTTGCTTTAGTTAGATCTAGATCTGTTCTGAACTTATCATCAGCATACAAATTTCTTACTGTGTTATAATCATTCAATAGTTCTAATCCAGTATTAGATAACTGAATCTGTCTTAATCGTTCAGGATGAAGTTCTTGCATCATAGCTAATTCAGCATTAGCTCTATCATTAGCTTCTTTAGATGTCATAATATCTAGCACACCTTTAGCTATTTGTGTATTTAGATGTGTTGGAGCTAATGTAAGAGATGATTGAACTATTGGTTGATTTGGATTAAAGTAAGCCATATTAACCTCCGTATGCTTTAGTTATAGCAGCTCTATTTCTCTTTAATCTATCATATTCAGCTCTTTGCATAGCTAAGTTCTCTCTTGCTATCTCTCTTTGTAGAGCCATAGATTCAAGATTACTTTTCAAGAACTTCCTATTATTAATAAAGTCAGATATACCTCCAACTAAACCACCTATTTGAGCAACTCCACCTAATAGATTACTCATTGTTCCACCTTGAGCAAAAGAGTTACCTAAACCTTGAAAAAAACCAGGTTTATTACCTGCTCCTTGTAAACTAGATAAAGCATCTAATGCTGTAGCTCCACCTCTACTTGTAGCTCCAATAGAACCTAAGATGTTAGATGTTTGATTTCCTAAAGCTCCAAAACCATTAGAGCTTCCTCCCATTCCTTGTAAGATATTACTCATACTATCAGTAAAAGGAAATGCCATTTGTTTTCTCCTTGTATAAAACGTGTTTCTTGATAGCTAGGAAGCTCGTAGTTAAACGATCTCCTTTAGCTAGTATAATTATAGCCTAAATCAAATAAATTGATTGTAGAGCTACTTTAATCGGTCGTAGAGTTCTCCAGAGTAAAGAGGTTGTTGGAGTTCAGTATAGATTGCTCCCTTAGCTATTCTGTCGAAATCATAACCACCAAAAGCTAAGTAGAAAAACAGATCCATTTCTTGATCTGGTCTTTCTATATCGTATAGAGTCAAATCTAAGTAATTGCTTAACATTTCATGAGAAAGTTCGTTAGCTTTCCTATTTTGGTCTTCTATGTAATCACCAGTTGAAGCTCTTTCTCGCTTCAATATTTTTTCAGTCTTATATGATTGATACATATTCATTACTGACATTGCTGTATTAGCTACGGTAAGTCCTGTAGATAAATAACTACTCATACCTACAGAAGCTCCAGTACTCATTGTAGCACTTGTTCCAGCAGCTGCTTGAGAAGCTACAGCTGAAGTAGCCATACCTCTAGATACTTCTGAACTAGCTGCTGTTGCTGCTCCAGCTAGATAAGCACTATATAGGCTTACAACTAATCCTAGTATCTTTAGAGCCATTATATTATACATAGCTCCATAGTAGCTTATACCAGCTCCTATAAAGCCTGCTGCCCAAGCAGCTCCTATTCCAGTCCAACCAGCAAACACACCTATTACAATACCTATGACAATCAAGATAGCACCAAATATTTTTCCAAAGAAAGTAGCTTTCTTTTCTTCCCATTCAGCTCTACATAGCACATATAGAACTCCAGCAGCTATTTCAGTTTGAACTACAAAAGGAATTTTTAACCAAAACTTTCTAGGCATGTGCCAAAGGAATCTAACATTATCATTTGTAGTAACTGAACCAGGTATAGTATCAAATCCATCTAGGTCTATCTTACCGTTTTTATCCGCAATATCAGGAACTAGTTTATAAACTAATGTACCTAATACTTTTCCTGTATTTTTATCTATGACTTTAATTCGATGAATTACTCCATCTTTATCAATAGGAGTATTAACTACACCTAATCCAGTATAAGCCCAAGTCTTTTTATACTTAACTTCATATTCAGCTATAGTTGAAGTATCATCTGTTGTATTCTCAATTAAAGGAAAAGGAATATATACAGTCTTTTCTCCTTTAGCATCTTCTAATGCTTTAACTAAATCATTATAGTTTGAATTAGTTATTGGATCTATTGTATAGTCTTGTGTAGCTAATAATCTATCATAGTAAGGTTTTGTATTAGGTAATCTAGGTAGTCCTGATTGAAGTATATCTCTATTTCCACCTAAAGTTTTCCAAGTATTTTGATAGTCTTTGAATGAAGCTTCTTCAACTCCTTTAAATGGATCAAAGTTAGTTATGAAATCAGTAACTACTGAATCTAATATAGGAGTTGTATTAACACTCATATTTACTCTAAAATAAGCAGATAGATTAATGCCATACTGAGTAAAGTTTCTAAATGTCTCTAGATGTTTTTCTCCATCTACAGGTTTATTCAAATAGATATAAAGAGCATTAGTTTCTTTTTCTATACCTAGTAAACATCTTTTACTACAAGGAGTATTTCTAATCTTTCTTTTAACTAGTTGTAGTCCAAATGTATTTTGAAACCACATATCTATATCTACTCTATCAGCATCTTTACCATACTTAGCTGGAGCTACAAACTCTTCAAAGTATTGGAATATCTCTAATAGATACCTTTGCCAAAATCTATTATTTCTCAATTTCTTTCTAAAGAACCATCTCATATCTATGAATTGAGATATACCAGCATTAGTTATCTGTCCATTTTCTTGTAAAGCAGTGAAAGCATCTTTACTTTTGCCTTTTCCTTTCTTCTGCTCTCTTTTAGTTGATCTCTTTTTATATTGAGGTTGTTCTACAGCTAGTTTCCATCGTCTGTACTTCTTTTTATCGGAAGGATCAGGAACTGACCTAACTAAGCTTCCAGCATGATCTTGACCTTTTAAGGGAATGATAGCTGAGAATCTTTCTTTCTTAGCAAAGGAATGCCTAAATCCTTCAGGCATAGAGTTAAACTTAGTAATCTGTCTCTTATTGTTTGTATCTATCCATTCTACATAAACAGGTTTAATATCTTTAGTTTCTTTCCACATATCAAACATAAACTGAGGAAATACATGATAAACTTCAATTAATTCATACTTAGGTACTTGCATAGGTACTTGTTGAATATTTCCATGTTTATCAGGTATTTCCATCATTTCTTCTGTGGTATGATCTTTCCAAGTATAGTAAGCAGAAGCATGAAACATTCTATCATCTACTAATGGATTGCTCTGTGGAGTATATTGCCATATAAACTCAGTTTCTAATACTTCCTTTGTTGTATCGTTATAATCTACTCCAAAATCAGTTAATAGTTTAGCTCTAAGCAAAGGCTTATAAACCTTCTCAATATAGATATCCATACTAGGATATAGATTTAATCTAGTATCACTTAGTTCTACTTCTTCCCCTAATTGAAAGATATAAACATAAGGTGGTAATGGTAGAGGAGGATTAGGTTTCCTATAGATACACTTAACTTTAGTATCTGTGATGTATTGAAACTTGTAAATACCAAAGTTAAATGTTTTAGTAGTGAAACCATAGCTAACTTGTTTAGATAGCCAGTATTCAATAGCTAAATCAGAAGTTCCATCTAATGTATATTGTAGATTAGTTCCACCTGTATTAAATGCAGCTAGTATTTCAGAATTAGGTTTAGAATTACGATAATACATAGTTCTAGTTTCTACATAATCAGTCTGTAATCTAAGCCATTCTTTGTTGTGAGAGTTGTTCATATAAAATATCAGATCTTTCATATTTTCATAATCTGATATTTTTCTGTATTTATTAGATACCATTCTACCCATCATATCTCTATGAAACATAGAATATTCTTTAGTTTTCTTTTTGATTATAGATTCTACGGGATCTCCAAGAAGAGGACCATGTATCCATTTATTTCTTTTAACCTTCTTGGAGAAGAATCCCATATCAAACCTTTATAGTTGTATTTTAGAAGTTGGAGTAGCTCTTTCAATTCGCTCTTCAACTAAGTATTGGACATCTTTTTCTTTCTTCCACTCTTTAGTTGCTTCACCGAACAGTTTATCATATACTTTAGATAATTCTGTAGCTTTTAAGCTAGTAGGGAAAGCAGCAGAGTTTTCATCGAAATCTAGCATACCTGAAGCAAACATCATAGCAAAGTTGCTTTGCTGACTCTCTAATAGCTTCAAGAGTAAGTTAGTTGCAAATCCTTCAGTCTGTCTATCTAAGACATGTATCTGAGCTCTCTTAACTTCTTGTTCGAGTAGTTTTAATGCTTTGTCTTGTTGAGCTAGTTTATCTTTTAATTCTAGCTCTGCTGCTTTTAAAACTAACTCTTCATTTGCCATACAAACTTGTATAGCTTTATCTATAGCTATCTGTATTAGCTGAACATAAGCAGTAGCATAGTCCTTACCTGTAATCTTACCGCTTTCAAATTGAACTTGTATGTTCTTGTCAAAAGCATTCATAAAGATATCGAAGAATCCTTTACCACTCCATCTTTTAGCTTTATGACCTCCTATGGTTTCATCAGATATTGTTCCATCAGTCACTTCTTCAGGAGTGATCTTAAGGTCTTTATATTTTATGGTTATTAATTCTTCTACATCAGGCATATTAGGCTTCCGTTATGTTATATTTTGGAACTATTACAGTATAGCAAGTACCGTCTTGTTTCTGTTGATGTAGGGGTATTCTAGCATCTCTAGCTGTATCAATTAGGCATTGCTCTAAGTCAATAGGAATGTTTAGAGGTACTAGTTTAGCTAGTGAGAAATACTGATTATCGCAGCTAATATAGCTAGTTGATACAGAACCTGATTGATTTGGATCATTCAAAACTATGATTACTTTCTTTAGTTTGAAAGCTGCTTCTCTAGCTTTATTTATAGCTGCTTGGAATGTCTCTTCAGCTTTTTGAGCTAGAGCTTCTTCAGCGTTTTCCATCTCAGGGTTTGTTGATTTATCTTTTGCCATTATTTTTCCTTTATAGTGTAGTAAAGGGGATTTCTCCCCTTAGTTATTAAACGTCACTAGCTAAAACTAGAACTTTAAGTAGTTTCTCTTCTTGCAATATAATTCCAGCATACCAGAAGTTATAAGCGAAGAAACCATTGTTTTGGAACTTGTTATCTCTAGCTACTTGATCTGGAGACATAGATGTAAATGTGATCTTATTCTTACCTTTTAGACCAACTGTAGCAAATGCACCTTCAGTTGGGAATAGGATAGGGAATACGTCAAACTTAGCATCAGTACCGATTGTACCTGTGTATTTCAATGTACCTACATAACCAGTAGGAACAGCTACACCAGATTTTTCATAAACTAGAGCAGATTCACTTTCAATGAATCTAATCTCATGCATAGCACCTACTTCACCTTCAGCTAGTGTAGCAGCAGAAGCATACTGATAAGCTGGAACCCAAGCCATTTTCTCAGCAGCATTCTTACCAAATGTTAGCTGTTCTAGGTCAAACTTAACGTTTGGTCCTATAATAGCATAGTAAGCACTATTGATTGTTCTTGTATCAATCTTAGTAGAACCAGTAACTAGAGTTGTGTTTTTCTTAGCTCTGTTTCTAACTAGTTTAGCTACAGATTTACGTAGTAGATCATAACTAACTCTATATCTATCATCAAGAGAACCATTAGCTACTATACCATTACCCATAGTAGCCAAGCTAGTAGCAAGACCTGAGTAAGTAATGTTTGTAGTAGATAGCATATCTAGCTGAATTAGATCCTCATATTTCTGATTAGCTAGTTCACCTAGTTCTTCTCTATAACGAGCTTGCATATAATCTTCAGAGAATAGAATGTTCTCATCTGTGTACTCAATGAAATCACCATATCTATTTAGTTTAGTTTCAAGAGTAACTTTCTGGAAATCTACAGGAACGTTACCATTACTTCCTTCAGCTAGGATTGAGTTAGTCAAACCTGTTGTAACGTTTGCAATATCTCTTGAAGTCAAGAAACCTTTTTTAGCAAACTCAGCATCACTAAGTTTTCTATCATAAATATGTTGCCATCTAGAAATCTTATATGTCTTACCTGTCATAGTAGGCATAGATTTTCTATCACAAAACTGAGTATATACGTTTTTTCTATTAGCAGCATTTATACCAGCACGATCATAGTAATGTAGCTGGGTATTAGCACCTTGGGTTGAGTTAGTTCCGTTTCCATATACGAACTTTGCCATTTATTAATTCCTTCTTTTAGTATCGGTTTGCGACATTATTACGATACCATTCTTCGTAATCTTCATCGCTAATTTCTCCATCAATCATAGAAGTTACTTTCTTACCTTGATTCGGTATTCCAGCAACTTTCTTCTGTTGTTGCACCTTTTGCTGTTGTTGGACTTTAGCCAACTGTTGTTGTTTTAATTGTTTATTTTGCTGCTCATATTCCATTTGAGCAGTCTGAACATAGTAATCCAAGAATGGCTTACTATATCCGTCTAATGCAGCTAATTTATTTGCTTGTGGCATTATTCTTTGATATATACCTTGCTGTATATCTCGATGTAATCCTTCTAACATAGAAGGATTAGCACCTAGTTGTTGTTTAGATGTTGGATCTAATGCTTGGACTACTTGCTGTGTTTGGGAGTATTCAGCATCTCCAGATATTCTAGATACCACATCTTGTAGAGCTATCATCTGTTCTGTTTTACCATAATCGGTTGGAACATATTTAATCTCTTCTTTGCTTGGTATGTCATAAGCATCTATGCCTTGATTATGGACTAACGTAGCTAATGCTTCTTTATTGCCTTTCTTTATATCTATGAGTAGGTTGATATCTTCTTGTGTGATACCGTTTTCCTCCATAGCTGAAATAGCTTTCCTATATGGAGCAATAGATTGCATTTTCTTCGTATAGTCTAGAGCTTTAGGAGCTAACTTAACTAAGTCGTCTTCCGTGAAATCATAATCTAAACCATTAGCTTTTATTTTATAAAGTTTTGGAGTTTCAGCAAGATTGTTTTCAACTTGTTCTTCACCTTCTCCATCCATATCTTCCACTTCGGAATCTGGTTGTTCTTCATTTGTATCTTGAACTCCCTCATCTCCTGCTTCATCTTCAATATTCTGTTCTTTATCATCTGTCGTTTGTTCATCTACTTCTCCTGCTTCTTTCTCAGCTAGATAAGCTTGTTCTAGCTCTTCATCTGTCATATCGTATAAATCTTTAGCCATTATTTATCTCCTTGTAGAGCTAAACTAGATTCTCTAGCACTACCTGACATATTAGGAATGATATGGAACAAATAGTTTCTCAAATGTGATATAGCAACTAATTGCTCTATAACATTTGCTCTTTTTCCTTGAGCTATAATAGTATCGTGAGCTAGTAAACTAACTTGATCTAATGCTCTATCAGCCATAAATCCATCTAGGATTACCTTTTTAAAATCGGGATTCTGAAGAAGTCTTTGTAGAGAAATATCTAGGTCAATCCAGTGTTGGTTGTCTATCTCTATTAGATTCTTTTCTTCTTGAGTCAATTTCATACGTATCTTCCTTTATTTTGAGTATTTTGTAGAAGTTTCAGAATATTCTGAGTAACTTCAAATTGATTTTGTTGTTCTTGAGCTTGCATAGCTTGCTTATGAGGAGTACCATAGTACTGTTGGATATAATCCAAATCAGTCTTATCTGCTTGAGCAGATAGGTTCTTAGCTTTAGCAAGTTCTGTTTGAACTTTAGCACCTTTAAGCTCTCTATCCACTTCATTCTCACCTGCTTTAGCTTGTAGATCAGCAATTTGAGCTTCAAGTAATTGAGCTTGTAGTTCCATAAGTCTTTGTTGCATTGGATCTGGTTGAGGTTCATAAGTTTCAATAGCTTTAGCTAGTTGAGGCATTCTGTACAATCTTGCAATCTCTACCATAAGAGTCTTTCTGATGAAAGGATCTTCACTAGGTCCAAGAGTTTGCAGCAAGAAAGCTAATTCTTGTGCTTTAGCTTGGTTATCGTCACTTGTAGATATATTTAAATCTATATCTATGTTTGCTCCTAAATCATCTCTTTTAAGCCATATAAACTCCTCATTCGTAATTCTAAATTGAGCTTCTTCATCTAAGAACTCAGCACTATAAGCTAGCCATTTTCTCAATAGTGGTTTAATCAAGTTCTCTGATATGTTTCTAACTATGTTCAATCTTCTAGTACTAGATGAATCTATTACACCTCTAATAGCTGTAGCATTAGATCCCATACTGTTACCATTAATTCCCTGATTAAAGCTAGCTACTCCTGTTATACTTTCAGCTTCATTGTTGAGCATTTGAAGCATATTAAATATACTTCCAGGTAATTCATTGAAACTACCTTCATAGAAAATATCATTAGATACTCCATTATATTCAAAGTTTTCTCCAGCATAGAATCTATTTAAATTCTGTGGATCTAATGCTCCTTTTTTAACTCCCTTTTGTCCATTAGAACTAAGAGCCATATTATCTATGAATCCTCTATAGATAGCAGTCTTAACTTTCTGTACATCACTTAATAACTCTGCATTAGGTTCACCATATAAACTAAATGGAATGCTATTGAATGGAGTAACTATGAATGGAAGTTTTTGATCTGGAAAAGGATTAGGGATCAATTCAAGTAGAGTATTATCTACCCAAGTACAAACTATAGGTTCAACTACTCCATCATCATTGATATCATAATATCCCCAATATTCATAAACTAAGAGTTTTCGTCTAGCTTTGTCTTTGAATGTAAAGTAACTTTTATCTGGACTATTATAGTCTTCATCTCCAGGACTTACTTCAGGTATTTGAATCTTATCTAGATTCTTGTATCTATTAGCTGCTGTAAGAGTAGCTAAATCACTCTCATATCTATAGATAATGAATTGACATTTATCCATATCATCTTGACAAGTTGGATCTATGAACACATCTTCATTTCTACATACAGCTGCTGTTGGGTGGTTTTTAACTGGTTTAACTTGTTTTTCAATTCTAGTTTGAATTACTGTTTGAGGTATATCTTGTAAAGCAGATGGATCTAGTTGTCCTGCTTGTACTGCTTGATAAGCAGTTACAAACTCAGGATTAATCACTTCTTCATCTATCTTTACTTCAATCTCTTTTTCTTCATATTCCCAACCTGTTCTAACTACTACTGTACCTTCTTGATCCATAACTTTAAGAGCTTTAGTCATAAAGTTATATCTATTGAATTGTCTGCAAAATTGAGTATTGAGTAGTACTTCAATCTTAGGAGCAGCTTCAGCATCTTCAGCAGTAATAGGATTAGCTCGGATAATATCAGGAGTAGAGACAAATGGCTCTATAAGAGCAGCATGTTGCCATTCAGATTGTTTCTTGATATCCCTAGATACAATCTTACTTCTTAGTTCTGATTCATTACCATAAGGTTCTCCATTGTACTCTCTAACCCAAACTTGTCTTTGACTATCTAGTTTAGATTGAAGATTCTTACAAGAATTGAAATCAGTTTTTAGTTTTTGTAGAATCTCATAGTCTTTACTCATAATCTTCCTCTATATCTATTTGTTTGAGATTCTCTTCTTTAATACATCTAAGTAATCTTTCGAGAGTATCTTTACTATGATACACTCCTTCTTTATCCCAAGTCTTACCTACAAGAATACATCCTTCAGTATCTTTTGGATAATTGCCGTGATGAATTAAAATGTATCTATCTTTTGGAACTTCTTTATTGAAAAGTAGAGGTAATTCTCTCTGAAACTTAGGACTAAATCTCATTGTAATACCATAACTACCTATAGGTATTCTTTTATCCTGGCCTCTTTGTGTAGTATCATCTCCAGCTGGTTCAAGAGTATAACAAAAGAACATTTCTATTCCATCTTGATCTATTGCAGATAGTCTTCCTATCGTACCATCTTCAATCTTTTTAAACCTAGTTAGTATAATTTTTTTCGTCATTTAATTTTACCTCTGTAATTATTATAGCATAAAACTCAAAATAAGGCTCATAGAGACGAAATCTACTTGAAACGATGTTTTACTCATCTTACTTTCTTTTATGTCTCTATGAGCTTCCTATGCACTCTATTCAGTATCTATTTCTTGGACCTAGAAACCTATCGAGTAGTTCTTTTAAATAGAGTAAAATCTCAGTACCAAACCAAGCTCCTACTCCTCCTAATGCTAAACTAGCATCTTCATTAGAGTTCTGAAAATAACTCAAAGAAAACAACACATAAGCTGTAAAGATTCCTTCTAACATTCTTTTCAGAAACCCCTTTATACACTTATTTGGATCATTCAAATAAGCGATGAAACTACTGAATATAGCTAATATAACTAGGTATATAGCTATGTCTATATTAGCTAATAAATACATATTATCCTTTCATTATTTCTTTAAAAGGAAATAAACCTATGATTGTACCTTGAATAGCTCCAGTAAAAGCCATAGCTCCTTGAACCGTAAAGTCAAATAAATGAGCTAATTGTAAACTATAGATACCAGAACTTACTATTAAAGCTCCGACAACTACTACAGATATAAACTTCATCATTTTTTACTCTTTCTAGTACACTTCTCTAGGAGAGTTTCCACATTCTTATAATATTCACCTAGCTCCTCTGCACTTGTTGGTCTTGATTTATCAAAAGAAGGTTTTTTAGGCATTTCATCAATGCAGCTAATTGGAACATACTTCTCTTGATACTCTGTTTGTATCAAAGGGTAAGAAGTCTTACCCTGACAACCATTAAGGACGATAATTGCTAAGATCATCAAAAATATCTTCAAAGTATCTCCTTACTTCTTTATCTTCATTATTCTTAGGTTTCTTTAGCTTTTTGATTGTAGCTATGTTCTTTTTATCTTTCTCGCTTAGTTCAGCTTTCTCTGCTTCTAATTGCTTTATTTGCATATTTTGTTCTAGCAATTTACTTTTACATTTAGAAGTTTCAGCTATATTGAGAATGATAGAACTCTTAGCTTCATTCAAACTCTGTTCTAACATAGCTATCTCATCTTTTAAACTAGATACTTGATAGGTTTTGTAACCTATCAAGCCTAATACTAAAACAACTATTGCTCCTATGATATAAAGCTTAGGCATTTAAGTAATCCTTATAAGAATTAAACTTCTTCATACCTTGTCTTATAACGAAAGGAAACTCATTCTCTTTTGTTTTTAAGAATGTTTCAGAACCATAAGGATTTCCTGACCAAATATAAGAACTAAGAGCATCTAAAACATCAGAAGCTTCCTTTCTTGCTTCGTAAGAAGAAACATCTGCATAAGCATAAGATAAATTAGGAGCATACTCAACTGCATTTATCCTTACTTCACTTACTTTTGCTTTAGTATTTGTAGCTGAAGCTACTATTTTATAAGGAACATACAAAGTAAAACTTTTAGCTGTACTTTTACATTCTATTGGTAAATAAGCTGTAATCTCATCAGCTCTAATCTGTTCGTAAGTAGTAATAGTAGCTGTAGCATTATCTCGAATAGATTGTGTGTTTCGTTCTTCAATATCCTTTGTAGGTTGTAATAAGTAATCTTTAACTCCCATAGAAGGTTCATCATAGCTAATTTTGAAACTAAGTTTTACATGATTTAAAATAGTATAGTCATCATTAGCATTATACTCATTTACACCTATTTGAGCATCATAATAACTCTTTTTAACATAGAACGTAAACATACCATAGGTAGATAAAGATCCATTTTCAAACGTTCTTGTTTGACTTACGGCAAAGAAATCAGCTAAAGGTTTAACTGTTTGTGCTTGGTTTAAAGATTTATACACAGGAACAGGTTTTTGGAAATCATATACTACAGGTTGTTTTCCTTTATTGTAATAATGGAATCTGAGTATATCAATGATAGGAGTTACATACTTATTCTTGTTTGTATAAAAGAAAGGTACTCCGTCTAAATCTCTTAATAAAGCTGATTGTCCTACAATAGCACTAAACTTATCTATACTGAAAGTAAAGACATAATATTCTATTTCAGGACCTGTATTGTTTTCTATTTCTTTATATGAAGAAAAAACAAAACTTTTTCCTACATTTCCGTAAATTAACTTACCATCAGTTGTGCAAGAAAAAGATACAACTTGTTTACTACTACCATAATTTAAACCTGAAAGATCTTCAGTTATTTCAGAAAAATATGTAGAGTTTAGTTTTAGTTCTTGTAGATATGTTTCATCTTTTTTCATGCATTCAACAGTAACAACAATATGATAGTAAGAAATATTGTCTTTAATACTATCATAGTTTCCTTGTGCTTTAAAATCTTTTTGAAGTTGAAGTACATTAGAAATAAAAGCTCCTTTACTTTCTAAAACTAAATTAACTCCTTCTCCACCTGGTCCAGAAGAAACTGAATCTAATGATCCCCAAGACATGTGATCTAAAGTATAAGTCTCTAATGGATTCTCTGAAGCATCATAAGCAGTCATAGCTAATCTTACATTCTGTATAGTTTCTTCAAACTTTTCAACAGCATACCTATTACCATTTAGCCTATCTATGTGGGTCATAAAAGCTAAGAACTTTTCATCTGGAGCTAGAGTTAAATATACATTTTTAGTTTTAGCTAGAGTAATTGACTGAACTTTAGCATTATCTTCCATGTTTAATTCAGAGAAGTGCTCTTGTAAAGTATTAACAAAAGCAAACTTAGTATAATCTAAATCTCTTGTTCCAGAAACATTTAGAGGAATTGTAGTCATTGTATCTAAGTAGCTATCTTTAATTTTCTTACCTTGAGTTAAAGAATTATCTTCACTAAACTCTGCTGTTTCAATAGCTCCATTTGGATCTTTTTGTAAGAAAGGTTTTTTACTAAACTGAATATAATCAGATGTTTCTTGTTTTGCTTGAAGCATGTCTAATAATGGAGTTTTTACTTCAATAAGCATAGTAGTTTTTTTAGCTTGCTCAAGAGCTTTTAAATCTTCTATAGCTGAATGTAGTTTATCAAAAGTTTCAACTGACGTATGAGTCATAGGCTCTAAAGGAAACTTCACATTAACTAAATAATTATACTCTGAAATGTATTTCATAGCAGGTTCTTTAGTTATATCGTTAACTCTTCCATCATTACAAAAATATTCTTTTGTTGCAAGATAATAAAGAGCTGCTTCATCTGCTTCATTTTGAGTCATAAATAATTCACTTTCTTCTGCATCTGTAGGTGTAAATCCTGCAAATGAAGGATAAAGTAAAGAATCTGTTACGTTTTCTTTAGTTATATTGTTCTCAACTCTTTCTTTAAAAGATGCTCCTTTAGGTTGTGAAACAAATAACTGTTTATTACCTAACATCATAAAATCAGATGTGATAGGTAAAAAATGGTAAGGTAATGTTGGAGATATACCATTGTTTTTATGCTTTGGTACTAACTCCAACTTCATTTTAAATTTATCTGGTGTATATGCTGGCATTTATCAACCTCCTAAGCCTACTGGTCCTTGAATACCTTTATCTGTTAGTACATCTAAAGAGTATTTAACTGTTCCATCTAAAACTTTACCTGGTGTAGAATCTGTTACATTCGTTGCAGTAAAAGGAATCTTTACATCTACAACTGGAGAATACGTTTCATTATACTCAGGTTTCTCTTCGTAAGATAAAGTTCTATTAGTTCCCATTTCGAGTTTATACTTTTTATCTCCTCTAGATTCAGCTACACTAATAATAAGTTCTTTATTTGTATGTGCTCCAGTTGTTTTAATATCTTGTGCTATAAAGCCTCCTGTAAAGAAATCACCCATTAAAGTCATTTCAGTTCCGTAAGGATTTTCTTTAAGACACAAAGTAGGCTTGCAACCTAAGCTTTCATGATATATATTTTTTAAACTGTTGTTTAAATAAAGATCACTTAAAGAAGTAAAACTCCAAGCAGGTTTCATGACATTTGTTCCTAAATCTCCAATAACACTGTGAAAACGCATTTCATCTCTAGGTTTTATTGTTACTTTACCTCCTGTACCATGCCTTAAATCGTATGTGATAGGAGTAGCTATTGATCCTTCTGTACATATTGCTGCATACAACAATTTTTTCCATGTTTCTTGATCTTTAATAGTTACCCTAGCTATTGTTATATTGCTTCCAAGAGAAGTAATTAATTCAGCTTCTAATGAATGAGAATGACTCGTTCCTTTTATACCTACAGGGAATGTTAAAGTATCTGCACTAAGTGTATAGCTTGTAGATAGAATCCAAGCAAAGTTTAAGTACATTGTTTTAGGTGTACTGTCTCTAAATCTATTAAACTCTTCTTCATTGTGAAAAGCAGAGTGCTCTTCTGGTTTATAAATAATAAAATACCATGTAGGAATACGCGTAAGATTCTTTTGTTCTCCTGTTGGTCCACTAGATCTACTTAGTTTAGCGTAAAGAGAAGCTTTAGGTAAAATAAGAGTTTCTACAACTTCTGAAGTAGCTCCTTCCATTACCCAAGAGTTCTTTTTGTATACATTATTTACTCCAGTAAAGTCCTGCATTAAACGTTGATAAAGACGTTTATGTAAACTCGGAGTCATATCGAGTAAATTACTATATCTTTCTAATGTAATTCCTTTTTCTCCATCAAAATAAATAAACGTATTTTGAGTAGTATCTTCTACATCAAAATTAGCTAGATTCTTTTTGAAGTTAAAGAAATAATGGCTTTTATATCCAGATTCTGGTAATGGCTGTTGAGATAAAACTATATCTCCTTGATCTCCATATATTGTTCTTTTTTCAAAATTAAGAGTAGAGTGTTTCTTAGTTTCTTTTTCTAGAATCTCTAACTTCTCTTTAATTGTTTTATCAGTTTTTTCAAGCTCTATAATCTTCTCTTTAATCTCTTTACTAACTCCGACAGGGATTATCTCTGAAGTTGTAGTAGCAGGAGTATTAAGACTTTGATTGCTATGAGTTCTAACTACTTTAACTTGTCTACCATCTTTTAAAATAAAGTGCATAGTTTCATTGTATGTTACTGCATTACCTGTTTCTTTAACATAGGTAATTTCATATAACATAGCTACAGCATCTTTATCTCCTTCAGTAACAACTTGATTAAGTAAAGGTGCAAATGTATCTAAGTCCTCTTTCTTAACTACAGTACCTTCTAGATAAGCAGTGTTTGTGTTAGTTTTAACAAAATCTTTAAACCTAGTTGTAACTTCTAATGGAGTTGGAGAAGTATAGTAAGTATGCTTGTAATCCATTATCTGCTTACTTTCAGTAGGAGTTCCACCTCCTCCAGTAACAGGTTCAATTACTCTAACTACTCTATTTTGTAGATAGTTTCCAGGAGTAGCTAATCCAGCTGAAGCATTCTCATATTCTCCAGATAACAATACTTTCTTACCATTCTCTAATATCCAAGTAAGTTTTACTTTACCTGTAAAATAATTAGCTCCAGTAAGTTCTATCTTTATCTCATACATCAAAGCAACAGGATCAACTACAGCTGTATTTGTTTCAGTATAGTATTGCTTAGCATCATTCATTACCCTATTATCTAATACTACTCCAGATAATTCAACAGGATACTCATGTTCCTCTACAACATAATCCTTAATCATTTGTCTTAGATTACTAGGAGCAAATGCACCTTTAAATGCAGGATCAAAGGGAGGTCTAATTAGAACAGGTAACAATCCACCAGAAACAACTTTACCAGTTGTATCATCTTGAGTAGCAGGAGCATTATTGTAAGCAATCTTCACTAATGCTCTTCTACCTTTATGAGATTCTACATGTATATTTAATTCACTCGTTATAGGATCAGTATCAGAAGGTTTAGAATACTCTATATCCCAAGTAATCCTTGTATAAGAATCATCTTTTCCAGCCATATCACCTAAAAATGGATCTAGATTAAACTGATTAACAATTTGCTTTATCTTAGCTTCATCATTAATAGTTCCACTAGTTTTATACTTACCATTAGTCTTCAAAGAATCTAGAGATTCAAAGATTCCCTTTGGAGTTTTAAGTTTATCTAACTCTACATATTTAGCTGGAGTAGCAGGTTGAACAGTTCCTGGTTGTCCTAAATCATATAAATGTTGATCTACTTTAGTTATGTTAGGAGCAGCATCAGTATGTTCTCCATTTCCTCTAATTGTAGTTGTAAGCATCTTACCTTTAGATGTTATACCACTAATCTTTAGAGTAAACATAACTTCATTAGTATCTTTGTCATAACCATAGTGTACCTTATAGTTAGCCATCTTTAGAGTATCACCTGTATCTAAAGTGACTCCATAAATAGTAAGAAGTCCAGGATATGTAGCTTCAAAATCATCTACACTACCATAGTTTACAAAACTACCATTTTTATCTGCTAAATCTTTAAATTTCTCAAATGCAATCTTTGTAGAAGTAATATCTCTATCTAAGATATACTCTTTAGTATCTTTATCTTCAATAGGATTGTTCTCTAGAAACTTCTTGATCAAATTATTGATAGTAGTTTCATCTATAGTTCCTCCACCTGTAGCTGCATCTAGATCAAACTTTACTACATATTGAGCATAATTTGTAGCTACAGCATCATCAGGAAGTTTCTTACAAACAAGTATCAATCCTAGCTTACCGTTATAATAAATACCTCTATAATCCATAGTTTTACTTTTCTTATTTCTTGCAATAAGACTAGTAACCATCTTTTCAGAAGCATCTGCTATTACTCTAGCTTTCTCTGTTTGTTTCTCTTCAGGAGTGTTCCAAGTACTCTCTACTTTTGGAGCAAAGGTTATGTACTTAATCTTTGTCTTAGCCATTAGATATCCTCCCCATCACCTTCTTCATCAGGTTTAGTTCCACCACTTTGATTGATAGTAACATCAGCTGTAACATCACATTTCTTATCACATTTTACATCGACTTTTTTATCAACTGTAGTAGTGATAGTATTCTCAATCTTAGCACCTGTGTATTTTTCTTTGATTTCAAGCAATGCTCTTTCAATCTTTAATTGAAAAGCAGCCCATTCAGCTTTCATATTAGCTATATCAACTAATATACTAGCTACATTTTTTAGAGCTTTCTCTTCAGCTTCAGCTAGTTTAGCTAACAATTCAGCTAGTTTATCGTCTAGTCTCTTGATTTGCTCATTAACCTTAGCTTCAATATCATTGTAAGCATCTAATAGAGCTTGAATAGCAGCTAATTTAGCATGAATATCATCAAGCATAGCTAGTTTATCGAATATAGTTTGAAGCATAGTAATCTTACTAAAGATCAATCCTAGTTTATCTATATTCTGAGCTACAATCTCTATAGCTAGCATGTGATCATGGCATACTTTATAATAAATAAACTTATCCCATAGATCTTTAAATAATTGTATATTCTCATACAAGCCTTCTAGCTTCTCTTTTATCTCAGCTAGTTTAACTATAGGAGCTCTTATGTCATATACAAACTTGATCTCAGGTAATTTACCTTCTACTGCTTGAATAGTATCAAACTTGTTGATTACATTGTTTAATACAGTGATATTATCACTCAATGTAACAAGAGAATCTTTGATATTTCCAAGAGCTTCTACCTGATTTTTCACTTGAGCTACTTTAGCCATATTATCTTTTACTTCTAATACAGCTTTAATCTCGTTAATGCTGTTATCTACAGCTTTTATTGCATCAATAGCTCCACCTACTCTAGATATAACAACCATATTATTAGCTACGGTTTTAGTATCTGGATGTGGTTCAGCTATTATCACATTCTGTTGTGGTGTAGGCATTAATATTATCCCTTCTAATTTATTTTTCTTAAAAAAGTGAACCATTAGGCAAAGCCTTTCCGTTTCACTAACCTTTCAGCATTTGCTGTATTAGGTATTTGACTTATACCTAGTATTCTCTTTGTCTGCATTCTATTTGCATAAAGAGTTTCATAGTAACTAACTACATTAGGTGGAGTAGTATCTAGGTTTTTTATCTGATCTTTGTACACAAACAGTAAGAGCAAGTCTTCTAATTCATCTGGTAGATCAATTCCATAATCTATAGGTAAAGGTTTAGGTTTATAAGTGACATATACTACATCTCCATCTTTTACATTAGGTAGATATAGAGTCAAATCATCTCTTAAAAAAGCTCCTTCAGAATTAAGAGCATAGTACCTATATTGACTATCGTGTACATCTAATATACTCATCACTTTTCTTCTACCTTCTACACTTCCAGTAGTTGAATTAGGTACTCCATTTACAAATAGATTAGGATTATTCAAACCCATTTCTTTTACTAATTTCTTAGCATTTTCACCTGGATCTAAAAGTTCATCATCTAAGAACTTTCTAATCGTATCTAGTATAACGTTACTATCATTTCCATCTAGTTTGAATATACGTCTACTCTCAGGAACCATTATGATAGCTTGTTCTTGTAATAAGTTCAAACTACCATGTATATCTAATAGTCCTCTCCATATAGATTCCTTGATAGCATCCAATCTTTCAGGATTGTCATATACCATTGCAGCAAACTCGTGATTCTTGACTCTATTCATAAAGTCATTCAAAGGAATCATAGAGTCTCCTTATTAAAAAATCGTATTTCTTATTTGAGGTATTTCACTGTATTTATCATAAGAAGATCCACCACTAGGTTTATAAGCTTCAAAGCTCCCAAGCATAGAGATAGTATCGAGTACATCATCGTGTTTAGATTTAAATCCTTTTGTAGTGGCTTTACTAATTTCCTCTACAAACTCTTTATACCAATCACTTTCTTTTATCTCATTAGCTATCCATATCTTTTTAGCTACAAATCGTGGTTTGAACATTAAAAATCTCTCAAACTTATCTTTTACAGGTCTAATACCGTCTTCGCTTCCATTATTTGAACTTAGAAAATTGAAATACACCTTTCTTTTGAGCATTTCATCTCTAATCCAGCTAATGAATCCTCCCTGCTGTCCTGTTACTTCGATCCCTACTCCCAAAGGGTCATAAAAGGAAGCATAAACAAATAGTTGATTTACAAATTCGCTTACATCAGCTCTCTTACACCATCCATCAACTAACATATAATCTCCATTATGGTTATAAGCCCAAACACTAATAACACTATAATCAGCAGATTTCTTAGTTGAAGTAGCTAAGTCGGTAGTAATATAAAAATTATATTCTCCTTTAGCCTTCATAAGCTCTGTTCTGTTGAAATAAACTATTGATTCCATTGGAACTAGGGTATCTTCAGAAGATATTATCCTAAGCATAAGTTCTTGGTTAAAACTGTCTATCTGTCCTAACGCCAAAGCATTATCATAGGCACTTTTAACAAAGTCATAATCAAATCTGTCTTCCCAAGCTCCTTTAAACTCATTTCTCTCACAAGGAAATTTCTCACAAATAGGAAACATACTAACATTCCAAGCTCCACTCTCTACAACTGTATAAAGAGGATCTCTACTATTAAATGGAGTTCCTACCCAAATCATCTTATTTTTCTTTGGATCTAAAGCATATCTAACGGCTTTATGTATCGTATCGTTAATACTTTTAATTACAGTCTCAGATCTAGCATCTTCATCTGACAAAATATCATCTATTAAAGCTAGTTGTGGTCTCTTTCCGTATTCTTTAGCACCACGAATACCAGTAAGAACACCATAAAGTCTAAGAGCAAACCTATTGCCTCTATTATTAACAAACTCAATCCTAACATCTGTAAATCTAGCTCCAGGAGTTGCTCCTTCCTCAGTATATTTGATATTTCCTTGAGGAATCATTTGTTGTAAAAAAGTAGAATTATTATATCTATGCTCTAGGTTCTTTCTAAAGCTCTTAACACCGTTTTCGATACTATCACCTATATAGATAGCAAAGTCTAACTTTACTCCATTAGGCATTTCTCCAAAAGCACCTATATATAAAATCAAATATTCTAACATAGAAGTTTTAGCAGCACCTCTAAATAGAACATTAGCACTGTTCTTACTTTTATCAAAGATACTATCAAACACTTTCAAGTGAACTATAGGAGTTTTATTCTCAGGTTGTCCATCATTTACCATAGCTATAAAGCTAGCAAACTTCAATGCAGCTTCACTAGGAGTATATCCCTCAAAGTTATAGCTAACTTCATTCAAATACTCTTCAAAAGCTTTCTTCATTGAACTACCTCTGCTTCTATATATCCACCTATGTTAGCTACTTTATCTAAGCTTTCTCCAGCTTTAAGTAGCTCTTGTTGTTTCTTTACCATACCTAGTAAAGCCTCTTCAAACTGATTAACGACATTATCATTTGATGTATTGATTTTATCGTCTTTAACTAATGGAGTCAAGTGAACTAGAAGTTTATCAGCAGCATTGATCCTATCTTTAGGTAATCTAGCAGTCTTCATCTCAGTAACTAGACTTTCAATAGCTTTATACCTATAACCTTGAAACAATAAATGTAAAGGAGCATCACTAGCTTTCATTATAGCTAGAACTAAAGGATTCTTTTTGTACCTAGAAGCAGCAGATACAACTACATCATTATATCCACCATCTTCTTTTAGATTATTTCTAACAAAATCCCTATATCTAAATGTATCTCCATAAGCTCTAGTTGCATTACCTTCATATTCATCTAGCTTAGCACAGAAAACTAGTGCATTTACATAATCAGTTACATTATACCCTTTAACAAACTCAGGTTGAAGCATAATGTCTTGATATCTAGTTAGTAATACATCTAGTCCTTCAATTTCCTCGATATTACTATTGATTGCATCTATAGCTTCATCAGGGATTTCTTTTCTAACATTGTATAAGGTCTTAGCTAATTCTTCTTTATTCATACTAATAGTATATCATAAAATATCTAAGATTGTATTCAGTATCTAGTGATATAATCTCACATAAGTTAGATAAGGTAGGTATCTAGTGATAGCCGATAAGCTAGATATTTCATAAGCCCCTTAAAGCAAATGCAATAAGCAGTTAAAGCCATGACTGACTCTTTTCATAATTATCTCCGCATGATTTATAGAAATTTTCAAATCCTTATCTAACCCAACTTTAAGCCTTCATCTAATACAATTCCATTGTTCGACATTTCTTATCCTTTAGAGTCGGGTAGCTAAGTAACTAAAGGCACTAAGTGTAGGACAAGTAATCCTTTGTGGTAAAAAAAGCATCGAGTTTCCTTTTATTTAAAAACTAATCTTAGCTATCCGCAAATCTATTAATCATCATCCTCTACATAATCTTCATCTAATTCACTAGCTTCGTTAACTGAAACTATCATATCTTTCTTATATCCAGTCCATTCATCTTGCTCTCTTGTAACTAATGAATCAGATACTCCTTTAGGTATAATAAGAAAAGGATTCACTTTATATACTCCTCTAGATCCTCGTATAATATCAGCCTCTTTCATTAACTTAATAATCCTACTAGCATTTACTTCGGAATACTGATATAATTGAGCTATGAACTTATAATCTACTTTAAAAGTAAAATCCTTAGATACTTCGTTAGACAATAAATCTAGTACAGCAAAGCAAGCTTTAACAGAAGGGAAGTAAAGTAAAACCTCCTTCAACCTATCTACATAAACTAGGTTATATCCAGGAAACTTATTATTAACCTTCCTCTCCTTAGTTTGCCAAGTATCTTGCTTAACATGTAAACCTGTCTCTGGATCAACATAAGTAACTAACTTATGATTGACAACATTTGAACTATTCATTCTATCTCCTTAAATTTGATATTTATCATTATATGACAAATATACTTAGAATAAACTAAGATTTATATTTGTATCTGGTGATAAATATGATTTTCTGCTATTTATCACCATTTGCAAATATAAAAAGTACTGTTTTTATCTATAGAAGTGCTTTATAATCAAATTGACAACTTTTTCCTTATATAGAGTATAAAATAGGTGCATTTTCTTATGGAGTACTTTAATTACAGACAGAGGCATTATTCTAGCTAGACTCAATTCTCTTCACCTTATCCCCCCTATCAAGCGTGGAATAAGGATTCTTTTTGAGCTAGTGAAAACATTTTATTATAAAGGAGTTTGTCATGGAGATAATTATCTATGTATTTAGTTTTCTCCTATTGTTAGGAGTTCTTCGAAAAACTTTTGGTTCTGAAACAGATCAGAAAAAGTTACAGAAACTAAAAGATGAAATAGTCGATCTAGGTATTGACACAGTATCAACATCTCGACATGTGTTGAAAGCTAGTCGAGAAGTCCTTGACTTCAAGTAACTAGCTAGAGAGGAGTAATCCTCTCTATTCTTTTCTTTTTTCTTTTTTAAAACTCTCTCATTACTTATTTACTTCATTACGTCATTACTATACATAAAGCTAATAGACTATGAGTTAGTGGACATTAAAAGCCATATAATGTCTAAATAAAATTAAAGGAGTAACAAATGGCAAAGGTTTTACGTAAAGAGGAAAAGAAGGACATCAGATTTAGTGATGCTGAGTTTGACAAAGTTTTAAGTGTTCCGTTGAAAGACGGAAGTCGTATCAACGTTATTCGTTTTGTAAAGAAATCAGGAACAACGACGGTTTATTGTAACCGTCATCCAGAAATAAGCTGGGAACTTCTCGGTAAGTTTTTCAACAGCTTACCTGACTATCAACAAGAGGTAAACGATGAAGAGGAAGTAGAGTTCGCTCTATGACCTCAATAGAGAGCAGCGAAAGCTGTTCTCTTCGTTCTTTTTTATATCTCCAACATATTCTAGTCTAATAGACTAGATTTATTAATATCTCAATAATATAGACTCATCAATTTATGTCAAAACATTAACAAACATTGACACTAATCCAGTCTATATTCTTGTGAGATTATGGAATGAGTTTAGATGAATCTAATTGTGTGATTTGATTACATCTTCAACATACATCAACATACTAAATGAAAGGAGTATAAGATGGCAAACATTATTATCAGAACTAAAGCACCAGATGATGGCTTTAGATATTGGAGAGTGCTAGGAGACTTCCTTGACTTTTATAACTTAGCAACTAACTATGTGAAAAGAAATCTGCCAAACAAGGGTGAAAATTATATAGCTAGAGAGCTACATTATAGATTCAAATCTAGCTTTAACTCAACATTCCATAACAGACTTGTGGAAATAGAACCAAAAAACGTATCTAAGTACGTTGATTGGAGTGAATGGGGATTTCAACAAGAAGATTACAACAGTCATAAATTACTGCCAAGAAAATGGTATACGAAAGGAAAATAAAATGACATCATTACTAATTATATTAGGAATAACTATAGCTCTCATAGCTGTACCTATGTGGATTGAACAAGAGATTGGTAGGTTCTAGTATGGTAGAACTTATTGATCTAGTTATAACTATGGGATTAATGTGTCTCATAGTTACTGTATTCGTAATCAATGAAAATAAGGAGAAATAATGGAAGGTGTAATTGCTTGCTCACTAATCGTCATAGGTATGGCAATCGTTACAAACTCAAAGAGAGCAATGGCTTTCTTTGAAAGACTAGCTGATAAGCTAGGTTGGTAAGAGTATTAGGTGACTAACTTTAATAGCGACTTCGTCGCTTTTGGGTGAAGTCTTGAACAAAACAAAATAAAGGATATAAAATGACAAAAATGACATATAACAATTTACAACTAAACCTAGCACCAAACGGTAGTTGGGTGTTAAGCTATGGATGCACAGTATTAGGTTATTTCATACATAAAGCAGAAGCAATTTCTGCATTTAATAAAAGAAAGTGGCAACTAAGGGGAGAGTAATCTCTCCTTTTTTATTTATCTGAATTGAAAGGAGTAAGATGAATGAAGATTATCTATTTCTTTGTAGACAACTACAAAGATACTTGCTATCCACAGGAAAGCATAGATATGAAACTAAAGATAGAGCACTCTATCAATTATGGAAACATAGAAAGCAAGTGTATCTATCTTTTGAATATCAAATGATACCATTGGAGACTGGTGAAAGACTCCAAGAGGTAATTTGCAAGGTTAAGAGTAGAATCGAGAATATATTTGATCTTGATTCTAACAGAGAGTATCTAATTGCAGCTAGTTGGTTAGTTGCATTAGCTACTCATTTAGACTTGGTAGAGTTTGAGTACTCAAAGAGTACAGGATACTATCAAGTAGTTGAAGGTAATGGTATTGTGTTTGAGAAATCAACATTACCTTCTGACATTATTCCTGATGGATCTAGAAGGATTCTAGGTGGAAGGAATAACAAACATAGCTACGAAATAAATGAAGGAATACTAGACATCTTATCTAGTGTTCAATATAGAGTAGCTAGAGATAGACCTATTCACGAAGTAGATCTATCTAATAAAGGGTTATCTAAAGCAGATAGGGAGATCTGTGAAGTTAATATTAGGGAAGAGAACAGACTCAGACAAGAGTTTGATCTCGATAAGGTATATTTCACCTATGCGTATGATAAGAGAGGTAGAATCTATACGAAAGAAAGTATTATCTCTCCTCAATCATACGAAGAGAATAAAGCCATTCTATCATTCGCTAAAGAGAAATCTTTAGATGAAAGAGGGTGGTTTTGGTTCAAGGTAGCAATAGCTAATCATTTCGGATTAGATAAAGCTACTTGGACTGAAAGGATTGAATGGTTTGAAGCTAATGAGAAGGATATCTTAGCTGGAAACTTGAATGATAAAGCATCAGAAAAGCATCTATTCAAACAAGCAGTTGATGCTTACAATGAAGCACTAGTTACAGGCAAGACTGGTTACATTGTAAGACTAGATGCAACTTGCTCTGGTCCACAACTAATGGCTACTGTAATGAGAGATGTTGAACTAATGGAAAAGCTAAATGTCTTAGGTGATAGTGAAAGAAAGGATTTCTACACTATCGTTACAAACGAGATGACTGAACTAGGTAGTCATAAAACCTTTTTGAGAGAGGATATCAAGAAGGCAATAATGACAACCTTCTATAATAGTGAGGCTAAACCTAAAGAGGTATTCAAAGATGATGTGTCTCTCTATTATAAAGCATTAAACAATGTAGCTAGTAGTGCATTAGCACTTAAGAGCTGCATTAATCAATGCTGGTCAAATGACAAGGATATCAATGTTTGGACATTACCAGATGGTCATACAGCATATTGTCCTGTTACCTATCTCAAAGAACATAAGATTGAGATAGAGGATTTTATGTATGCAGGTAATAAGGTAGCTACTAAGATCATACTACCTGAAGTTGGTCCAAATAAAGATCATCATAGAAGTCTAGCACCAAATATCATACATAGTTTAGATGCCACTGTATTGAGATATATCGTATCTAATCTAAATGATATGGATATTGAATGCAGTCCTATTCATGATAGTTTTGGAGTACATCCAAACGATTGTGATGTATTGAGAACAGCATATAGAGGTATGTTAGCTAGGCTGTATAGAGAGAACTGGATAGATGATATTCTATCTGAAATAGTTGGAGAAGCTGTAGAGGTTGAAAGACCTGAAGCTGATCCTGAGATAGAGAAAGCCATTAGATCTAATGTTAATGGCTATTACATTTGTTAAGGAGTAAGAAATGGATTTTATAGACGTATTAAAAGAAGAATACAGAGCAGTAGTTGGTTATGACCTGTACAGTAATGCAGATCAACCTAATGAAGCTATCTTAGATTATAAGATAGAGGAGTTATTCAATCCTTGGGATATTAAGATTGAAAGAACGGTATTCTCAAGGGATATAACCTTAAGAGTAAAAGGAACAAAAGCACCTATAGCTAAGTTCATAAATAAAATATCCGAAAGAAAAGAACTTGAAACAGATATATCAGAAAGTTTAGCAAACTTTCTAAAAGATGTAATTGTTTATGAGTATGTTAAAAAGTATGTATAAAGGACAGAGATTGAGGAGGAAGCCTTCGGCTTCTTTCTTGATCTTTGTCTAAATATTTTTTTTTTTATTTTTGAAAGGAGTTACAATGTTTAAGTTACAAGACGAACAGACTTATCAAAAGTTACAAAGTGAGTTTAGTCAGTTATATAAAGAGAGTAAAAAAGTATTTATCATAGTACACAAGAAAAGAGAGGATTATAAACAAGCTATTTTCTCTGTTAAATCTATGTTAGGTACTACAGAATCTTTAGAAGAGCTAGTTAAAGATATTGAAGCTAGATTAAATAAAGAAACTAAAGATGGTAAAGCTTGTGCTTACAGTGATTGTCTTAAAGCAATAGAAAAGGAATTGAAAGGAAATTAAAATGGAAATAAATCTAGAAACTAAAGTACTATGGTACAGCATAGAATTAACTTCTTGTATCGGTACAAAACATAAGATAAAACTACAAGCTAGTAAGTATGTAGATATAGCTCAGCAACACAAAAGAACACAATTTCTACTCAACGAAACAAGAAACATAATATACAATCTTGAAACTAATGAGTTAGAAATATGGTATTATGGAGACAAAGACAACAATATCAAAATACAGTTTGATAGCTCTAAAAATGAACATAGATTAATTACATTAGTTTTAAGAAGTTTGTTTGAGTTTAAAGGATATACAAATACTCAAACAGAAGCAATAGATAAAAAGATAAAACGTGTATCTTCTCATTATTTCCCAACAATTTATCTATTATTGTTTGGAGAAACAACCTATTGTGATGATATCTATTTACCAGAAAAGGAAGGAGAGTAATATGTCGCTAATTGAAGAACTTTTACAAGAGATTGAAAAGAAAAACAGTTGGGGAAAAAATGAGTTAAAACAACTAATTCTAACTCTATTAACTAAACGATTTAAAGGAGAATAAATGTCTTTATTAGAAGCAACATTTGTAATCAGTGGTTCAATAACAGTCATTGCTATAATTTGTGGAACTATTTGGTTATTCTATGATCTAATTAAAACAACTTTTGAAGAACCTTCTATCTACAATGTTCTAGGTTTTATTGTAATTCTTTGTGTATTTACATTCGGTATTTGTGGAGCTTACATTAAATACAATGAAAAAGATACCACAGAATATCAACAATACCTTGAACTAAAAGCTAAATATGAAAAGGATAGTAAATGAGTGATTTTGAAGACGATAGAGCAATCAAAGCAGCTTTATATGAAGAGTATTTAAAAGGAAAACAAGAAAGACAAGAGAAAAACAAACAGAAAGATATCTATGAGTATCACGTAAATAAACTAGGTGATAAGTATAAGATAGCAGATATGAAAGATGACTATCTGATTAACTGCTACAAATACTTTAGACGAAATTGTGAGTATAAGAAAGCTTTTGGTTTCTATATAGAGATCAGACTTCGCTATCCAAATAATTGGAGAGAAAAGATAGGAGATATAGAATGATTCAAGTATTTCCATTTGAAACTATTGAAAGTTCTTATTATCGTGAAAGATGTTTAGCTATTACAAACATAGATGAAGTAACAGTACAAAAGATTGTTAAATCTATAAAAGGTGTATATGAAGTAGCCTATCACTTAATTTATAAAGGTGAAATAGTTGAAAGAAAAGATGCTACTGTATCTAAAGAATGTACTTATATGGAGTTTGATGAAATAGATAGAAAGTACATCAAACAACTATTCGTTGCTTATGTAACTAAGAATGACTTTGTTCAATTTGTAAAGGAGATAGAAGATGTTTTCTGAGTTTATCTATAAAAGAATCATAACTCGTATAAAAGAGATGGCTTTATCTGTTACTGAAATTAGAAAGAACTACTTAAAAGTAGTAAATAAACATACAGGTGAAATAAATAAAGAGATTGATGTACTTCAACCTTTAAAGAATTGTACAACCATGAATCAACTAATTGAACAAGGCTTTTATATCACACTAGATTTAGACAATGAAAAATCACGTATAGGTATCTATCTAATTAACAATAATAATTTTACTGATGCTATATGTTTTAGCTTTCCTATAGATTACTTTGACGATAAAGAACAATATCTTGAAAAATATAAACAAGAATGTATTACTAAGTCTAAAAAGACAGAGAAAGACAGAAAAAAATATTTAAAGGAACAAGAAGACTACAAAAAACAACTTTACGATAGATATCTTAAATTGAAAAAGGAGTTTGAAAATGAGTAAGATTGAGAAAGAGATAATCGACTTTATCTATGACAAGATTAAAGAAGCAGCTCCATATATTAAAGAGATTACAAAGGATAGAAAAGAAGTTATCTATAAATACAGTACTGAAGAAGAAAGAAATGTACCTCAACTAGCTGCTATTCCTTTGTATAAAACTCCATCTTGTATTATCTATGAGTTTTTAGAGACTCCTGATGTAAAGAACAAAATTGTAGAACTAGAGTATGGAGCTATGGAGAGCTTTTTAAAAGGAAACATACATACAGGTGTATTTATTAGGTATATTAAAGATAATCAAAGAGAAATTTGTGTTGTTCCTTATCATTTCTTTCTATATCCATTAGATGAAGCTATTGAAAAATACAAAGAATCGATAGAACTAGAGCAACAAGAATGTAGAGAACAATTTGAAAAAGAAAAACAGTCTAATAAAAAGACTTTTACAGATTGTAAAAAAGAGTTAAGATACCAAGAATATCTAAAATTAAAGAAAAGATTTGAAGGAGAAACAAAATGACAATTGATCAAATATTGATTAAGACAGAAGACATGAAGAAAGATACTAATGCATTCTATAAAGGAGCTATATCCTTTACTGAAGCATTAGCTGGTGAGTTTAAAGCACTTAAAATGCTTTCAGCAGTTGTAAAAGACGCAATTCTAGTATAGAACAAGTACTTAAAGAGTTTTTATCTAAAGATGACTATGACGACTATCTAAAGATGAGAGAA